GTAAGGCAATTAAGCGTGCCGTTACGCTTTCAAATGCCGAGACCGAAGTCACAATACAGGGTATGAAACTGACTATTGCCGAGGCTATAGAGTATAAGAATCACGGCATTGAATTTGAGGAAGATCTTTTGAAGCATATGTCTAAACAGCTTAAAGCTGCACAGGACAGATGTAATTATGAGAACGGCGAAACATTACAGGGGCGTGCCGATGAGTATGTACTTGGAATGTTTGGTTCAAAAGACGGTAAAGCTGTTACAAAGGAAATAGAGGAGGCGAAAACCAATTTCATAAAGGCGAACACTTTTGAAATTATCGAGGGTTTTGACACTGCCGAAATCATTTCTGACCTTGTCGATCGTATAGACAAGTTTAAGATTGATTTTGACTCGGCTATCAGCGTATCGAACGCTATAACCGAAATCGAAATTTCGTACTAAGCAAAAAATGGGTGCTTTTTGAAAACCTTTAATTTTATGACCTTTGTGTTTTAGGCTATATTCACAAAGTAAAATAATAAAAATCTGGCCTCAAATATAAGTAATAGCTATCGTAGTCTATACGAAGATATATGATATTCCTTTTTTGTGGGAATGTTTTGTTGCTCGACTGGTTGCATTACAGGTTCAATTCCTGTACGAGTAATAAGATAAAGCTTAAGGCATAAAGCTGAAAATTTAATTACGAAAGTTCAAAGCTTATAATCGTCTAAAGCTTAAATCTTAAAGCACAACAATTAAGATTTTACAAAACCCTTGAGTTTGGTTAAGGTGCGTCATAACTTGACCGTAGGTTATCCACAAGGCTGAAAAGTGTCCATTTTATATATTTAACGACGGGTCAACTTTGGTTAATCCGTCGTTATTTTTTTTATTCAAATGCAAGCTAAAAAGCTTGCGAGTTACATTTAAGTAACACGGTCGATTGAATTATGTCACCACTTTGTAATTAAATTGTAATCTGTGTAACCATGGGTTACAATGCTGACCGCCACGGCGGTCTATGTGCCATTAGCTCAATTGGTAGAGCATTCGACTTTTAATCGAAAGGTCTCGGGTTCAAATCCCGAATGGCACACCAGCCATTATAAAAAATAGGAGGTAGAAATTATGGCGTACTGTTTTAACAATATAAAAAATTTCAGGTCAAGAATGGCGGCGCAGGCGATTCCTATACCAGTTAGGAACATCATGCTGACAGATAGTGTACACAAGAAGAGTATCGACACTGAAAAACTCGGCACAAAAGACAACCTCGTTGTAATTGTGCGGCGAAATTCCCGTGATACATATTCTTTGATTACAGGTCGAAGAGATTACGAAATCTCCAAGCGTGATGGCGTAGCAACTATAAATGCGATAGTTGTAAACATTAGTCGCCCCGCTTTTATGAGCAACTTCAAAAAGCTCATAGATGTAGATAAAGTGTACATACCCAGAGACTTTATGAATCATCCGCCAAAGAAAGAAAAGGTGGACAGGGCTATCTGTTTCTATAAATATTATGGAATTTTCGATAACCCCATAACTATAAAGCTTGATGCTAAGGGCAACAAAATTTTGAAAGACGGCTATGCCAGATACATTGCCGCAAAAAAACTTGGAGTAACTCAGATTCCATACAAAATTGGAGGTGTGCATAATGCTAAAAATCGGCAATGAAGTCAGAATAAGGCGTAAAAAAGACCTGCTTTGCGAATATAGTTACAACAATCAAGAAGATGAACCATTACGCCCCAAAAATTCATATTTAAGTTTTAACCCATCAATGTATATATATTGTGGAGAAATTCACAGTATAACGGAGATTCAGGATAGAGGATATGGAGATACAGGCGAATATACGTTGAATGAAATCACGTGTTGGGCTTGGACGGAATATATGTTCGAAACCCTTGATGGTAAAAAGTTGTAAAAAATGCCCGCTTTTACGGGCTATATTGGAGTGTAGCCAAGAGGTAAGGCAACGGACTTTGACTCCGTCATTCCGCTGGTTCGAGTCCAGCCACTCCAGCCACAGCGCGAGGGTAATTCCTGATACATACTATGGTTCTTCACCTCCAATAATCCCATAGTATTAAAAAGCCCTTATGGGCTTATGGCTCGTTGGTCAAGTAGTTAAGACGCTATCTTCTCAGGATGGAATCGTAGGTGCAATTCCTGCACGAGTCACCAAATAATGCAACCAATAGTATTACTGATATGTAGTTTCATATAACTACATAATAAAAAAAGAAGGGATAGATTTACATGAAAAAGATTGAAAGGGCTACACGCGACGAACAAATTCTTGGGAGAGTGCTCGGCGCGGATGAATGGAAAAGCGTTTTGCTTACTAATGTATATAACCATTTTTTAATAAAAACATTTGGGAAAGAAACGACAGCACGTAGAAAAACAGAACAACTTATCAATGAAACTATTAATGAGTTTTGCCGTGTATGGGGCTTTAGTCGCAAATACGAAACAAGACATTGTGATGGCAAAGATTTTCTTGACTTTTTAAAATTCAGAATTGTTGAAAGAACAACATTTACATACCACATTATGGATAATATGAATGTAAGAAAATTAGATCTTACACCGGTAGAACTAATCGATGTCACTTGTTCAATGGTGGCGGCTCCTCTTGCGCAAAGGCGTGACGATAACTCTCTGGGGTATAATGCCACATTGCGGCGTATTTATGGTGAAATGTCTGCAAGATATGGCATCGTATGGAGTAATCGTATGAAGAGGGCAAATGTAACCTCAAAACATGAGGTTATAGAAAATAACCCGAAATTACGCAAACTCTTTAAGGACATCGTAAATGACCTATTGAAAAGAGGTGATTTTTAATGTATCAGATAGGCGACAAAGTGCAAATGAGGCGTTTAAAAGATATGCTGTGTGAATATGAAACGATGCCGCCGTACTATGTTGGGAATTTATTAATAAGAAAAGGGACAGGTTTTTTAAAGTACATGGTTATTTTTTGTGGGCAGCAATATCATATTCGTCAACTAAGATATGTGGATGGGCGTAAATGTTATCTACTTGAAACCATAAATAGAGCCCCTCTTTTATCTACTTTTGAGGAATATATGTTTGAAAAGAGGTGATTTTTAATGTATCAGATAGGCGACAAAGTGCGAATAAGATCTCTTAAGGATATGCGGTGCGAGTTTGAAACTCCGTCTCCACAGTATTGTGGTAACGCATTGATTTTCGGATATATTCATTTCATCAAAAGCATGATTCCATATTGCGGAAAAGAATTCTTTATAAAGGATTTTTACTTCTGCAATCATAATATTTATAGGCTTGAAACTAATTGTGGTCGAGAATTGCCTTTTGCCTTTGCAGAATATATGTTTGAAAGATGTGGAAAAAACGTTAGAGAATATACTGAAGAAGATTTGGAAGAGTTGGATAATCAATTATGGGTGTAGATGATAAAACTATAAGGGAGGTTGTATTATATGCTAAAAGAAACCCATGCCTATACAATTACAAACGGAACTACATATACCAATCGTGAAAGAGCTATACAAGAAGAATATAAAACAAACCCCGCTTGTAGAGAATTCCTTATATTCACTCCTACAATAACAGATAATACAGTTAATGTAGGAGCCGTTTTGACTTGGCATAAAACACTTGCACTTCACACTATAAAAGATAGGCTTTCAACAGAAAAGGTCGTATGGATTAATAATGAAGATACTTACTCTTTTATAAGTATGCTTTGTGGGTATAAGATAAAGGGCAATGATTTTTATGGCAGAGGCTTATATCAAATTACCCCAGATGATTTTAGGCTAAGATATATTCCTGATTTTATTGACCATTATAATTGTGAATATAATCAGATTATGCTTTATGACATAACTAAATATATAAAATTATGTAATTGGTTTAATGATAAAATGATTAAGTTTAACTTTAATCTTTAACAATTATTTATTTGATAGGAGGTGGTACTGTTTTGATACAGGTGGGTGACAAAGTTCGAGTTAGAAGACTAAAAGATTTAGCCTGTGAACACATGAATATTGAAAGGTATAAACTAATCGGATCCGGAACTGGTAGCGAATGTATAGCTCTGATTGACAAAGGAAGCTTTTTTATTGATAGCATGTGTGTCTTTTGTGGGCAGGAGCTCGTAATAAATTCGCGCCATTCTCCATATAGAGGTTGTGCCGTTTTTTCTGCGTATAAATGTCCTTTCAATTTGAACGCGTATATGTTAGAACATCTCGATGGCAGTCTTATTGCTGAAAATTAAATAGGAGGCGGTGATATGTTGCAAGTTGGAGACAAAATCAGGGTTAGACGACTAAAAGATTTAGCCTGTGAATATATAGACATCGAAATGTATGACGGCGTTGAAATGTTTGGTAATTGGGGTATCTTAATTGAGAAGGATAGTTCTTTTGTTGACGCCATGTGCAAATACTGTGGAGAGGAACACAAAATAATTAATCTGTTTCTGATAGATGGAAGTTATGACATTTTTCGTATAGATGAAGCGTGCAGTTTCAATTTTAACGCATATATGTTAGAACGCCTTGACGGTAGCCTTATTGCTGAAAATTAAATAGGAGATGATGATATGACTAAAATTGGAGATAGGGTTCGGATTAGGCGGTGCAAAGATTTATTGTGTGAGTTTGTAGAACCACACGATAAAAATGGGGCAATTGAGGTAGGACATACATTTGCTGGTTACATGTATAATTTTTGTGGCGAAGAAACCACGATAGATGCTTTTGAAGACGATTTTGATGGTTATGATGGATACTTACTCGGCATTAATTATGACTATGTCTTTGATTTATACATGCTTGAATCCCTTGACGGCAGAGCGCTTTAATTTTTAGGAGGTGAATATATGAGGTTGGAAAAAAGTGTTTTCTTTTTTAAGCGATACCTGGATTTGCTTGAAAAAATAAAGGAAATTAATAGCCCGCATACCTATTTGCTTTTTCGTTACATTATGAAACGAATAGCGAAATGTAGACCAAAAACAACGCACATGGAAGATATCATATCTGAATGTGAAAGACAAAATGTTAATCCTATAACATTTATTAAATTTGTAATGCCTCTAATGGGTAAATAAAAAAAGGAGTGTCTTAAAATGACGGAAGAAAAATTTAAAACATTAAGAAGATTTGAGCTTGTTCGTTGTGGAGAGTATATCGGCAGAATAAGGAAGATAGCAGGCGACGAAGTTTATATGATGTCGGGAGAAATCTATAACCGCAGTGAACTTAGTGAAAACCTCTTTGAGATTGGTGACACTATCGTTCTGCGTAAGAACGGCAGAAAAGTTAAGGTATGTAAAATAGCCAAACACGTTATTGATTCTACGGCAACATTTACATATGAAAAAAATAATGGTGAATCGGCTTTATATCATTATATTTCACCTGAAGCTGATGAGCTTACGTTTTTTGCTCCAATGAAGCCTCATGAAAAAGAACCACAGGGTTCTTGTGAACGCATGGATATTGTAAATAATATGTGCAGTATTCTTGACGATGCAAGCTACGAGTATAATAAAGACGTTATTGTCGATATCGTTAATGAATTCTTTACAAACAAAGCAGAACTGCTTTCTATATTGAGGAAACATCCTAATTGGGATGAAAAAAATCTTTGCATTAAAGGTGAGGTAGAAGAAACTCGTGTAAAGGACGGTAACGACTTTCTTAAAGCTTGTAAAGAATTTTACCATAATTGCCGTGAAAACGGTATGTATCTGACAGACAAACAATTAGACATAATGTGGGATGGTGTGCAGTGTACCCAACCACAGCAGTTTGTTACTAAGAAGATAAAAGAAAGGTATGAGGCGGTTGGCGTACATATGACCGTTGGGGCCAAGTATTCTCGTGAACTTAACAAGATTTTTGTAGATATGGGACTTGATAAATACCCAAACTACAATCACGATTTTGCGGTGATTGCCGATGCCGTAAACCCATTAAAAAACACGCAGGTGGCAATACTCTCAGTAAATCCATGCGACTTCCTAAAAATGTCATATGGTGAGGGATGGGATTCATGTCACCATGTAGGGCACCACGGTTGTTATCATGCAGGAACGCAGTCTTATATAATGGATTCTTCGAGCATGATTTTTTATACTTTGTCAAACCAATATGTAGGCGAGCCATGGGAAAACAACAAGCTGACAAGACAGATTTATTGTTTTCAGAACGGGCTTCTATTGCAATCTCGTAACTATCCAAATTATAAGTTACCTCAGCGCGACGCAACTTATACATATTTTGTTTCGCAAGCAATATCCAATTGTCTTGGTATAAAAAACGAGTATAGAAAAGTGGATCATAGTCATATCTGCGCGGCGGAAAACTCATTGCATTATCCAGACTATAATTATGAGCAATACAATACTAATCTGTACGCTTTTGATAGTATATGGGATGGCGATGATATTACAATTGGGCATAGTTCTTGGTGTTTGAAATGCGGCGATGAACTTTGCAATTCAGGAAATATGATATGCGACGATTGTGATGAGGGGGAAGATTGGAGCACACAGGAGGCATTTTTTATTGACGATATTACCAATGAGTATTTTTATGTAAGAGAAGTAGATAATTATGCGGGTTACGACGAAGAACATGATGTTTTATATGCCCCGCATCGTGTTCATAAATGTAATTGTTGTCATCAAGCGTTTTATGGTAACAATTCGTTAGTTGACGGATTGTGTAAAGATTGCCGTGAAAAGAAACTTATTGCTGGCAAAAAAGTTTTTGTTTCAAAAAAGGGTTTAATTTTTATACGTTTTCTTAGTGCAAAAGAGATGTTTCCAACATTACAGCTTTTTGATAGAAAAGCTTGTGAATGCTACTATGATCTTAATATTTTTGGAACAATAATAAAAACTTTTAAGTGGATGTACGATGGTGCTGAACATACGTTATGTGCACTTAATGTTGACGACAAGTATGTATGTATAGTTGATATTGATGGAATAAAAGAGGTGGACTAATATGAATATTATTGAGATTTGCAAACTACCACAGGATAAGCTTAAAGAAAGGCTTTTTGTAGAACTTCAAAATTTAGGTTATTCGCCTGTAAATGAAGACGGCTACATATATGCAGAGGGTACGCATCCAGTATTACTAATGGCACATATGGATACCGTACATCATGATAACTGTACGATTGTGTGCGTTTCCGAAGACGGCAAGTATATAATGTCACCACAGGGTATCGGAGGTGATGACCGTTGTGGTATCTATATGATATTACAAATTGTCAAAGACGTTCATTGCTCAGTAATCTTCACCGAGGATGAAGAAATTGGTTGCGTTGGAGCCAGAAAATTTTGCAAATCCTCATATGTACCAGAAAAACTCAATTATATTATCGAGTTTGACAGAAAAAGTGGAAACGACGCCGTGTTTTACGATTGTGATAATGATGAATTTGAAAAATTTATTACAAATCCAGATGTTGGTTTCAAAAGTGCATGGGGTAGTTGTAGTGATATAAGCCACGTTGCGCCGCATTTAAAGGTTGCAGCCGTTAATCTGTCGAGTGGGTACTATTCACCTCATACCCAGCACGAATATATTAACCTTGAAGATGTTGAGAATAATATCAAGCGTGCAATGGTGCTCATCAATACTGAAACGCCAAGATATGAATACATTGAAAAGGTTAAAATCAAGTATGATTATTCAGGCCTTTATGGGCGATATTACGGCTATGATTTTTATAGTGCCAGTAATGACATTAAAAAACAAAAAAGCGATGACAAAGATGGACAGTTTAAAATTGAGGATTATTATGGCGGCGGCAAAGCAAAAAATTCAGTCAGCGATTTCTATGACGAAGAACCGCAGCTAGGCTTAGATCTTTATAGTAGCATTTTTCACAAGAAACTTTGCGTGCCAAACAGCAAGGTTTATTTAAAGAACTTTAATGAGCCAGATAGTAAGCCAACTGAATCACTGGATGAATATGTGATTGATAAAGACGGCACAATATATGGCCTTGATGAAGATACAGCTCTATATTATCCTTTACAAGAACAGTATAAACTGGTTGATGATAAAGGCGATCTAATAAGTTATCGCGAAGAGGATTCAATGGAAATGCCTTGGGCGTTTTATGAAAATATAGAAAAAATAAATGACTATATAATGAATTTGTCAATTTATGATATGACATATTGCACAAATCTTAGTGATGATTTTATGATGATACTCCTCGACGCAATGTATCCGGGAGAAGCAAACGACGAGACAGATTGTGAAACTTTCAAACCAGAAAGTGAAATTTCTGTTGCGATATGTAAATAAGTCTAACGACGAACGGAGGGGGTGATAAACATGATTATTCATGGTCGTAGTCCACCAGAATAAAAAGCGCTACATATCAATTCAAATGACACTAATATTAAAACATTTAAAAGGAGATATTTTTATGACATTTACAATTTCTAATCTTAAGACAGGCGACCTCGTTATATGTGCAAACGGTAAGATGGCAACAGTTATGAAGGGCACAGCTAGAGAAGATGTGCTTCGCTTCCATACTGAGTTTAATTCATTCTCAAGACTCGGCGTAAACTACAATTCAGATATGACAAACAAGAGAGCAGATGGACTGACAATTGTTAAGGTTTATCGTGCTATAGGCGTTGCAAGCAATAAGATTGGCGACCTTGTTTTTAATCCACTTAAGATGCTGGAGTACGGCACAGTTGTTTACGACAGAGCTACAGCCGAGGCTAACGGCGACGATATAACAATCGACTCCCTTAAAACAGGTGATATGCTTGTTCATAGAAACGGCAAGAGGTCTACAGTATTTAAGGGCGCAGAGTTCGGCGATATTGTTAGATATCATACAGCTAATAACAGCTTTACATGGCTTTCCAAGTTTGACAATGACACCCTGGAGCATGTGTCAAATAGTGACTATGATATTGTAGAGGTTTATAGAACTGCGGTTGACAATCCTACAAAGTATGGCGACGATTATTGCAATGTTGATCAGATGATCTGCGAGGCAAACAAGATTTACCCAGTGTCAACATGTGACGATGAGTATGGTCTCGATGATACTATTGCCGCTATGACATATGATGATTTGCAGAAATTCATCAATCATGAAATCGACAGCAGAGGCATTAGATAACAACATGTACGAGGGCGGCGTTAGTCGCCCTCTTTTTTTTTATTATATGCGAAACTACACAGAACAAGTACGCAAAGAGGTAGATTCTGATTTCTGCTTTTATTGTGGGAAGTATATCAAATCAGATAAAACGCTTGACCATATCATACCTGTATCAAAAGGTGGCAAAGACGAGGTCAGTAATTTAGTTGTATGCTGCCACGACTGTAATACTATAAAAGATAATTACACGATACCTCAATTAATAATTGAGCTTGAAAAGCAGATGCGATGGTGTGGCGATAATGAAATTAAAAAAGCAAGGTTGGAATATTACCTCAAAATATTTAAAATTGCCAATGATAAAATCAAGGCGAGCAGGGCGGTTTAATCCGCCAATGCCGTATATGCTATGCGGTAAATAATACCGAAAGGAAGTATAAAAAATGTATATAAGACTTTGTGGACGTGTTTATGGCTATGATATTGAAAAAAATGAAAATGATGAATATGTAACAGTTGGTGAATCAAAACTTATTGGAAACTTTAAAAAACCACTTATCATTGATGCAACTAAACAAATAGTAGCTCGACGATGGTATGATGCAGAAGTATTTGGGCATGAGATATTAGGGGACAAATATGTTTTCATTACTGGTCAGCATACAAGGTTACTTCTTCCAGGTGACGCAGTTATTCTTAGTAGAACAAATAAAAAAGTTGTTGTATATGGATCTGGCAGAAAGACTTTTTCATATTATCAGGACGGTGTACTTAAAAGGCGTCCGTATATTTATTCTGATGGCAGTCTCTCATTTAAAGCTTATAAATTTGTTGAAGAACCAATTGAAGAAAACGCCGATTGGATGGACTCCAATCTTAAGTATAATTATGATTGTTTCTACAAATTAATAAAGACCTATTATCCTCAGGCAAAAGATAAATACATTTATAACGAATTTAAAACTTGGTATGAAGCCAAAAAGGATTTAATTGCATTGTTTAGAGAACATCCGCAGTGGAATGATAAAGAAAAATGTATTGCCATTGACTTGCCAATCAATCGTAATGTAGATAATAACGTAGTTGCGTTTGCGGCTCGCGAATTATTCCAAACAATGTCTGCGGAATCACCTGTATTTTCACGTCAAACCTTGTCAGTATATGATTACATAGCAGCTATAGTTTCAAGTTCGTATAGTTACAAATCGGTTGACAATTGTATTCGTTTTGTTGAATCCTCATATAGAAATATAAAAGAATACTTAAATAGAATCGGCTTAAATGACGATGATATGAATGTCAATGCAAAGGCTAGTAGAAATATAAATGCAATTATGAAAAAATTCAAATTAGCCGATAGGACGGAGTATAACAAAGCCTCGGCAAAATGTTTTGATGCCATGGCTTTAAGGCCTCTACAGGTTAAATTTGTAGTATCACTAAATATATGTGATTTTGTTACAATGTCACATGGCAACAGTTGGTCATCGTGTCACAGTTTTAAAAATCGTGGTGGTTGGCACGCTGGATGTTTATCATATGCAAATGATGATGTAACCGTTATTACATATGGGCTTGATAAAAATTGTTCTGACAATGATTACTATAAGAACGATAAAATATTTAGGCAGTTATTTATGATAAATAAGGATCATACAGGATATGTTCAGTCAAGAATGTATCCTGCATGCAATATTTATACAGATGAATCGGTAAATGCAAGTTTCAATTCGATACTTTCTGAAGTTGGTATAGATATTTCAGATACGCCAGTTAAAAAAGAGTCAGGTCTTGTAATAAGCGGCGAGCATTATCTTAATTTTCCTGATTATATGAACTTCCGCAATGCTTGCAACAGGTATGGATCAAACCTGTCTTTGATTAAGATTGGAGCTGGCGTGAAAAGCCTAGTTAATGGGGAATGGCTACGCTCTACAAATTCATTAACAGGCGATATTGCTCAAAATCAAGAAATAATTATTTGGAGTTCAAATATTAATAAATCTGAGTATCTTACAGAGAATGAGTAGGTGATATCATGGTGTTAAATAATGGTGACGAAGTTCGCATTAGGAGATTTAAGGATTTATGTTGCGAATATAATTTTAATTCAGATGTCTTTCAAAATGACTCTGTGTGTGGATTCGCAGAAGATTATATACACAATCTGAATAATCAAGGCATTTTAGGTGACGACATGCACCTTTTATGTGGTCAGATTGTAAAAATACATGGTAGGACAAGTCCTAGTTATTGGAAGCTTTCCGCAGAAAACCAATGTTCAAAACACTTTATTACAAACAAACAATGGCATAAAGATTTGTTTGAAGAACCGAGTAAGTTAAGAGGTATTGGCAATGTGGATGAAACTTAGAAGACATAAAGATTTGCTTTGCGAGTTCTACGACCAGCATATTGATCATTTTGAGCATCGTAAATATATAATAGATTTTGACGATGTTTTGAAATATAAAAGATTGAAAGAACAGTTTCGTTATGGTGTATTTGGCACTTGTTATGGTCGTTTGGCAGATAAACGGGGCGATATATTTGAGTCCTGTGACTGCGATGATAGCGATAAATTTCCATTTAAAATTGGTGACGTTATTATTGGAAAATCGGGAGCTCCTTATGGAATTACTGACGAGCATTGCCTATGCGTTGTAGACGATTTACTTTTATATCGAGGTGATTGTCACTCCTATGATATAAGTGTATTATGTATTGGATTTGATACATATGGTTATACAGATAGGGCCAATTCAGAGTTTGATGTGGAAGGAACATATTTTAAAAAGTGTGACAGAACTACATTGAATAATTATGACATAGATCCTAGGTTTAGCGAGTATTTGATTTGTGATAGCGACGGCGTTCATTTTGATGTGGAAGGCTATTTAGCAGATATCAATGCTTGATTTTTAGGAGAAATAAAAAATGATAAAACTATATAAGATCGAATGTACCGCTAAAGACAAGAAGGAAACCCTTGTAAGCACCTATAAAACAATGGAAGAATGTATGGGTTATGTCAACGATTATGCACGCAACAGAGGGTCAATGTACATGCGGTTTTGGCAGGATCAGGACGGCTCGTTAAACGTCGATTATGGTAGCCATTATGATTTTCTCTTGTTAAAGCCCACCTGTAAAAAGTCTGAATATGAGATAACGCAATGGCTGTTTAATAAATAGTAGGGAGGTATTTGCCATGGCCAAATACATTAATGTCGATGAATTTAGTAAGAGGCTTCAACATATAAGTGGTACGCGACTGGACTGTTTGGACTACGTAGTCGCTGTGGGTTTGACAGTGATACGCCATTTGATTTTTGCCCAGGTTGTGGTGCAATGATGGACTTATTTTATATTATATGAAGTGAATGCGAAAAGAGGTTTACATATGAAAAAAGCATTAATAGTTATTGATATGCAGAATGATTTTATTAATGGCAGTTTGAGAACTAGGGAAGCCCAAGCTATTGTTCCAAATGTTGCAAAACTTATACAAAGTTCCGACTATGCGGCGATATTTTTTACACGAGACACCCATAGCAAAGATTATCTTGATACGCAGGAGGGTAAAAATTTACCTATCGAACATTGTATAAGAGACACCAATGGTTGGAAAATACATGATGATATAGCAGTCGCTTCTATCGAAAGCGACATGGTGGGCGTTATTATTGATAAACCGACATTTGGCACGTTTGATATCGCTGATGAGTTAGCTGAAGACAACTATGATGAAGTCGATTTGGTCGGACTTTGCACTGATATCTGCGTGATTACGAATGCCTTAATTCTAAAAACACAGTTCCCTGAAATGAAAATTAATATAATTGAAAATGCTACAGCAGGCACAACACCCGAAGCAAAGCAGGCGGCTTTAACGGTAGCAAAAAGTTGTCAAATTAACATTATATAATAGGAGGATTCTATGATTTCTATTGATTCCAAACCAATTAATATTACTGACTTTCCTGATGGAACGTGCAAACTGACTTATAGCATTGTGGAACTCATTGGGCATGCGACTTCATCGCCTATAGACATAACTTGGCTTTACGACAATGATTCGGAAATATTTCAGTTAGCTTGCTGTGTCGATTGGTTAAAGAGCAAGGGCTTTTGTAACATTAATCTGAATATGCCATATGTTCCTAATGCTCGCATGGATCGTACACAAAAAGCGTTTGAAATGTTTACGCTCAAAACATTTGCAAATCTAATCAATAATATGGAATTTAGAAAAGTATTTACGCTTGATATTCATTCAAACGTTGGTGCAGCTCTAATAAACAATATCAGAGATTCTTCACCGGCTGGTATTTTGAGGGATAATATTATTGACGAAAAGATTTCTAGAAAAGATCTTATTTTATTTTTCCCAGACGAAGGCGCAATGAAACGTTATTCATTCATATCTGGTATTCTTGAAGTGCCTTATGTATTCGGTATGAAAAATAGGGATTGGAAAACTGGAACCATTAATGGATTAAGTATCATGGGTAATACAGACACATTAAAAGGTAGAAACGTATTAATTGTTGATGATATTTGTTCTAGAGGTGGAACTTTCTATTATAGTGCAAAAGCTCTAAAAGAGTATGGTGTTGGCGATATTTATTTATACGTTTCACATCTTGAAAATTCGGTACACGACGGTGACATGATTAAGAGCGGACTTATCAAAAAGATTTTCTCTACCAACAGTATTTACCGCAAGAAGGTTGGTACCGATAGGCTTGAAGTAAACGTAGACAAAATTGAAATTCTTGATATATTTTAACTTGGAGGCTGATAGGTTATGTTATATAATATAAATCCAATGTTACTTATTGATTTTTATAAAGCAGTTCACGCTGAGATGCTACCGACTAAGATAACAAAATCCGTTTCATATTTTACGCCACGAATGAGTCGTGTAAGGATGTGGAACAAAGTCGTGATGTTCGGACTTCAGGGCTTTGTAAAAACCTATTTGATAGATTACTTTAATGAAAGATTTTTTGAGCGCCCTATAGACGAAGTTATTTCGGAATATGAGCGTATTATGGATGCTTCGCTTGGTAAGGGCGTATATGGCTTGCAGAAAATAAAAGACCTGCATGCCCTTGGTTATCTTCCAATTGAGATATGGGCATTACCAGAAGGAACAAAAGTTCCAATGCACGTTCCGATGTTTTGCATAACTAATACGCATGACGATTTTGCATGGCTACCGCAGGCTCTTGAATCGCTTATATCAGCCGAGGCTTGGCATCCAATGCTTGCTGCAACGGTGGGTGCAACTTATCGTGGTATCGTAAATAAGTTCTACGATGAAACCTGTGATGATAGTGTGTCACGAAACAAAGCTCTAGGTTCTTTTGACTTTAGAGGTGAAGAATGTACGGATTCTGCTATTAAAGCGGCGGCTGGTTGGTGTCTGAGTTTTGTAAATACAGCAACAGTCCCTGTCATACCATATCTTGAAAAGCTTTATAATTGCGATTGTACCAAAGAGCCTGTAGCATTTGGTTCGCCCTCTACCGAACATGCAGTTATGTGTTCAAATTATGCGGTTGATGGTGACGAAGTTACGTTGCTTAAAAGATTATTGACCGAGATTTATCCTGATACAAGTTTTTCTGCCGTCCTTGATTCATATGATTATTGGAATGTCATTGATAACGTTTTGCCACAGATAAAACCAGAGATTATGACGCACAATGGTTGCATGCTTATGCGTGGCGATTCGGGGGATTGCATAGAAGTTGTAACTAAAACAGTGTTTAAACTTTGGGATGAATTTGGCGGTACAATCAATAGTAAAGGATACAAAGTTCTTGATCCTCATGTAAAGGCTATTTATGGTGACTCAATTACTATCCAGCGTTGTGAAAGGATATATGAAATTTTAAAGGATAACGGCTTTGCGGCTAGCAATGTTGCACTTGGCGTTGGCTCATTTTCATTTCAGTGCGTAGAAGAAGATGGAATACTTAAACCATTTACAAGAGATACCTTTAGTTCTTGTATTAAGGCAACATACTGTGAAATCGATCATAAGCCATATCCTATATTCAAAAATCCTAAAGAGGGCGGATTTAAGAAATCGCAAAAGGGTTGTTGTCTTGTTTATAAAGACGATAACGGCGAGCTCTGTTATAAGGACGAATATACTTGGAAAGAAGCTTCCTGTAATAGTAAACAAGAGTTAAAGGCAATATTCAGAAACAGCGAATTGCTTATTGATGACTCACTTGCTAATATCCGCAACAGACTCCACAATAATAATTTCTAATCTAAGCGAGGTGTTTTTATGAGTTATAATGACGATAATTATAATCTGGATTTTAATTCTTACATGGCAGCAGAGATGTGTGTTGAATGGATTAGAGATTGGTTTGAGAACAATGGAAATGGTTGCAAAGCCGTTATTGGAATATCTGGTGGAAAAGACTCATCTGTTGTCGCAGCACTCTGCGTTAAAGCACTTGGTAAAGGAAGAGTGTTCGGCGTGCTTATGCCAAACGGAGAACAGGCAGATATCAACTATGCTAATGAACTCTGCGAGTTTCTCGGTATTAATAATGTAACAATAAATATTGAATCAGTTTATGATACTGCTATAGCAAAAATCAGTGACGCCCTTGAGACTACCCTTAGTGAACAAACAACAATAAATCTGCCAGCACGTTTGCGTATGGCTACACTTTATGCTGTATCGCAGACAGTCGGTGGGCGTGTTATTAATACTTGCAATTATTCTGAGGATTATATTGGTTATGCCACAAGGTATGGCGATGGGGCAGGGGACATGGCACCGCTTGCGAAGTTTACAGTGCAAGAAGTAAAATCAATAGGTCGCTTTCTTGGTTTACCTGAGAAATTTATTGAGAAAACTCCTTCTGATGGTTTGTGTGGGAAGACGGATGAAGATAACCTTGGATTTAGTTACGATACTTTGGATAAATATATACGATATGGGGTTCTTCCCAAGGCAGAAATCAAGTCGAAGATAGATAATCTTCATAAGAAAAATGAGTTTAAACTCAAACCAATGCCGTCTTTTGATTATATTATTACAGTAGCCCGACAGAGAATTAATAGGGCAAGATAATTATAAAAAAATGACAGCTGATTGATGTCAATAGATTGGGATGGCAAAGATATGCCTATCGTTGCAAAGCATTTAACAAAAGCGGTTTATGAAGATTGTCTCAAAGAAGAAAAAGCAACTGTGGATAGCATTTCAGATTTTGGCAAGATTGCAAATGGTATTACCATGTGACTCGCAAGAGAAATTTTGAATGCTAAATGTTCGCCTGCTTCTTGAAAATGGAGGGATGGATTATGATTCTTGTTTTGCTGGGAATTTGTATTATCGTAGTTGTAGTATCAGTTCTATTAGTCACTTATGATATATGTGATGACGAAATTTGTTTTTGTAGCATTGTGGTATTTGGAATTGGCTTTTTGATTTGCATTGGAGCTTTGTTTTACTTCTTGCATTCTGTTATAGATGCAAAGTTTGTGAAAGATAAAATTGCAATGTACGAGGAACAAAATAGTAAAATAGAGGAGCAAATTGATGTTGTTGTGAAACAATATATGGAATATGAAAGTGATACATATGCCATGACGGCTCCAGAAAGTTCTATTACATTGGTAAGCCTGTATCCAGAATTAAAATCCGATGAGCTTGTAAAAAAGCAGATTGCCGTGTATCAAGAAAATAATAAAAAGATTATAAATCTTAAAGAAAAAACAAATAGACGCCAATGTAGCTAAATGGTGGTTATATTTTGGAGGATAAATAATGGATGCTGAAAAGATACTGTTATTAAAGATTGCGAAATCTGCTTTCGATGTGATAGTTAATGGCTTTGACGGCTGTGAAACCTGTTGTCATCGTGACGATAATAAAGATTACTGTAATTCTTGTAGTGGTGCTACAAGCTATTTACTTCCATGTCGCAATGACACTAGGTTTTACTCTTGGGAATATGGTGACAAGGTTGAAGAATTATTAAAAAAATATTCTGATATATAGCCTTATCTATATCTTATAGTTGGCAAAATTATGGAGGTATTTGTTTGAATATGACAGATTTAGAAATAAAAAAAATGTGGCATGACGCAGGTTTCTTTTATATCGATCGCTCTAGTGACAATTGTATCAACATAGCAACAGACGCAGTGTTTGATCGGGATGGAAACCAATTTATAACTATCTATTCTGATGGCAGTTTTGAGGGCTGTGAAAGGACTTACGATGAAGATGCACCATTAAGTTTTACAGCAGATATGACTGAAGCTCTATTCAATACGATTGAATATTTAAAACAGTGCAAGATACAAGGAGGTAAGTCTTTATGTGGTTCGAGGGCATAGATGATATTCTTAATGCAGGTCGTGAGCCAGATCACAACAGGTTATTATATGACGTTGAAATCATTGACATATATGATGAAACAGGGAGGCTGATAAAATTGTGGTATCGTTTCAAAAGATGGTTTAAAAACTGGCTGTACAAATTAAATCATAAGTGAGGTGGTATAGTTGAAGTTAGTAAAGTATTTCGAGAATGAAATCATTAATACTCCGTCGGCTAATATGAAAGGAGTGGGTGAACTTATCGTTGCGTTACAGGTCATTCGGGCAAGATTGTTATACATAGATGTTAGTAAATATTATGACACCTGTGATAAGCTAAATGATTTGTGCAGTATTTTGGTCGGAAATATGAGTCGTGAAGATTACAAAGAAAAATGGAAGAAAGACTGAGGTTGATAAAATGGAATATCTAACAAGCGAGAAATGGCATGATGATGCGACAATAAGTGCATACGTGAGGTGGATAAATGCGATGTGCCCAACAGTTAATTCGATAAATACGCTCCAAAAGACGGAAGAATTGTATACTCCATACCGTGCAACATTCTGTATGCCAAAGATTAGCGATTATTCTTATACTAAAGTGCAGGCAATCAATAAGAGTAATAACACACGTTACGATGCAATGGAAACTGCAATTACTTTTGCTAATGGTGATAAAGTAACGGTATCATGCCCTATAGAAGAAGCCAATCAGTATACGGGCTTCTATACAGCCATAGCCAAATACGCCATGGGTAATTGTAACAAAGTAAATAATGAGGCAGATTATTGGATAAACAAACTTCCAAAGCAAAAAGCAAAAACAGAAGAAAAAGCGAGAAGGCTGAAAGAACAGGCTAAAAATATAAAGCGTAAGAAAGAACGCCGTTTGCAGAAAGAGCGTGAAGATATGGAAGCAAAAAGACTTGCAGATAAATATAAAATAAAGCTAATCGCTAATAAGAAATATGGTGTTCCACTTGACTTTGAGCCATAATAACTTTTATATAAAAATGTGATATAATATATATAAGAAGAAAAATAAACCGTTATTCTTCTTCATCAAAGAGGTCTTTTACTGATACACTAAGCGCCTCAGCAATAAGTCGAAGAGTTTCTAAGGTTGGCGAGCGTTGCCCATTCTCGATAAGATTGATAGCAGAAAATGAAACCCCCGACTTCTTTTCAAGTTTACGAAGCGTATATCCTCTTTGAGTTCTTATATCATATATTTTTATTATTATGCGCATGATAATAACCCCCTTTTGCAACATATGTTGTGTTTACAATAGTGAACAAATGTAAAAAACTGTAGCAATTTAGTTGATTTTGTGGTATAGTTACATACAGAATAAGGCTTTTAAGCTTATAATAACCATATAAGTTTAGAATATACTTTGTCTGTATTGTTTGCAAAAAGGGGTAAATATATGATTAAAGCTAATGTTGTGATGTTGATAAGGAGGTCAAAAATGTAAACGTATTATAAAGAGATAATAATATACCGAGACGAGATAGAGATAGGCTAGGATATTAAGGAGAGAATGATATGATTAATTATAGTAGCATAATGGAAGAAGCACAAGCTGTAGTTGAAAAGTTTGAGGAACAAATCGAACTTTATATGGACAATGAACCCGAGAGTGAATGCTCGGCAAAGTATGATAAGTGGAGTGAAGGGCTTGAAAAGCTTGAAACTATGCGTGATTTATTTCAGCATATAGTTGATGAATGCGAATATAACCTTAAATAAGGTGAACGCAGATGTTTGATTTATTCATGCTTATAGGTTGCTGGATAATTTACGGCATTGTAAAAGCTCACGAAAAAGCCGAGCTTGCCAGAAAGCTTCCGCCGAAACCAACTAAGCCTTATAACCTTGACAGGCAACTCGAGTTGTTGGATTGGTGTCATCACAGCAACACATTCTACGACGGCACCCCATTTCCTGACGATTATAAACTTGTGAACAAAGAGGAAGAGGCTCGCCGTCAGTTGAACAAAGAGGGTTATGCTTGGATGTCAGCAAGCGGTTCATACTTCGATTTAGAAAACTATATCTTTGACAAAGAGGGGTATATAGTTGGTTATACTTTTCCAACTACATTGAAACCACAAAAAAGAAGGGGAATTAATGAAAATAAAGGACATGGAAATAAGTCTTGATGGGATTCATATGAATAACATTAGGATTGTAGTGAACAACAGACATAGCTTTATTATTTTTGCAATAGATTTTGAGCGATCGGGCTATAAAAAATATTGTGAGATTAAAGAGTTATATAAGACAATTAATGGTGACTGCGACGATATTACGGGGGCGATGTTTATCGTCCCTGTAAAGGGTAGTCATTTGGTTATTGACAAGACCATATTTGAATTCGAGATTTATGGTGACGAACTTGGAAATTGGTATTTCGACACGCTATACGACGATATTTTTAATTGTCAAAAAAACGACGACAACGAATTGTTTGTTGAATTTACGCCAAGAGAAAAGTTAAACATAATTGCACGTCTACATCCAGGGGTGCGCATGTAATCATTTTTTACATTATTCACATTACATAATATTGATAGAAAGGAGAATTGTATTGTCAAAATATGAAGCATACTACACTGGGGATTTAGTGCTTGTTGATTTATCAAATAATATTGGGCATCAGCAAGGTGGTAAGAGACCCGCAGTTATAGTATCAAATAATGTGGGTAATGCGGTAAGTCCTATGGTTGAGGTTTTACCTTTGACAACTAAGCGCAATAATTCAGAGCTTCCAACTCATGTTACTTTCAAAGCCTCCGAGGTCGAGGGCTTAAAACGTGATTCTACCGTAGAGGCTGAGAGTAAATGGGTTATTAACAAGTGGCAAATATTAAAAAAGCTCGGTACATTTAATGACGAGCAACTTGACAAAATAGCTACGGCTATGGTGTACGCAACGCCCATAGTGATAAAGGCGTTTCAGGCTGGCGTACATAACACAGATCTTTTTAGGAAAATTTCAAATTAGACGATGGACAATTGTAAAGTTGACAGCGTATAAGATATATGATATAATAAATGAGAGTGTAAAGGGGTGTTATGTATGTCTAACAATCAAAATCATTGGACATTTGATAATGGTTTTGAAGATTATGCAAATCAAAATTTTTTTAATCCAAAACCAAAAATCAAATTCTTGAATAAAATTGTAGAGGACACAGGCTCAGAAGCTTTGCTAAAGAACTATGCCTACAGCTTTTCCAAAATGTCTTCATTAGAAAAGGAATATAAAAAAGACATTTCGAGAATGAACGTCAATCAGATTAAATTTGTATTAAATAGTTGTATTAACAGCTATGACGGCTTTCGTAATATGAAAGGATTGTTAAAACTCTATTTGACGTTTATGGACTATCCTTATATGGATGAATTTATATCAATCCGTTATAATATGATGGATGTTGAACAAAAGTTTTTTGAAAAATTTTTTGCAAGCTATGAAGACTTATATGAATATTTAATGTCAGACAGTTACATTAAAGAAACGTATATTTATGAGATGCTTGTCGTACTGTTAATTTATTTAGGCATGCCAGAAGAATATATTCCAATCATTGAAGTTGCAAATGTTGATGTAAAAAACAAAGTTATTTACGTTGACGGGATTGCTTTTAATGAATATCCAGAGAGCTTTTTTGAGTTATGTGAATTAAGTTTTCAAGATAAGCGGGTATTGCAGAACAATTTTGTTTACGATATTTGTTCTTCAAAATATCTTATTAAAAGAAAAAATGTTGGACGTCCAAAACCAGGTGATGATAGGGTAGATGATAGTTTCGTTATGAAGTCTTGCAAGAAGTTATCATATCCGAATCTCAGTAGTCATTGTAATTATATAATTCAAAAAGATTTCAGTGTGCTAAGTCTAAAACGTTCGGCTCTATTTTATAAGTTTTGGCAGTATGAGCAGAATGTTCAGAGTATGAAATTTCTCAAAAATAGCCAATTAAAAGCACTGTTTGAAGAAGAATTTAATTTCAAAATTGGGACGCCCAAAATTATCTATAATGCCTATCTACAATGGAAGAAGATATTCATAGGTAAAAAATAAAATGTCACACAACAAACATAACAAAATAGCGATGTAAACCGTGAATTAACGTGGTTTGCGTCGCTTTTTTATTTTGTGCAAAAAGAAATTTTGCACCCCTTATGGAAACTAAAACGAAAGGAAGAGAACGATATTGAGTGATGAAATAGTAAAAGTTGAAACACCGGTACCGGTTGAGAAAAGGCCCGTAAGAAAGACTAATTATTTTAAGACTTTATATGACATTGACGTGTCTAGTAAAGTCTCAGATAAGAACGGTCTTTCGTATTTGTCATGGGCAAGTGCTTGGGCAGAGGTTAAAAAGAAATTTCCCGATGCTACATATTGCGTATATGAAAATCCTGACGGCAGATTTTGGTTCGATGACGGCAAAACGGGCTGGGTAAAAACAGGCGTAACAATTAACGGAATTGAGGCAATAGAAAGACTTCCTATTATGGATCATAGAAACAAAGCGATAGAGGCTGAGAATATTAAATCTACAGATGCAAATAAGGCTGTACAACGTTCTATTACTAAGGCTTGTGGTAGACATGGACTTGGACTTTATCTATATGAGGGTGAGGATTTGCCAGAAGCTACAAACCAGCTTAACGATATGAACCGAGCAAACTTTGAGCTTGCATGCAATATCAGCAAGCAGAGCGGTGAATTAAAAACCATGGTCGGTGATACGGTTAGAAAGTTTATTGCTTCAGGTAATCCAAATCACATAAAATCAATAGAAGAGTCTGAGGCTTTACATAACGAACTTGAAAAACTTAAAAGGACTAATTGTTAAGCGGTTTATTTTATAGACAAAAGTGTAAATAAGTGGACAAATGTATGATTACATTTCTTGTTCACACTTGCTTAGCAACAGGTTTCAAGCCTCAGTGACTGCTGTTATCGAAAGATATGTTGCAGATACGAACTGCGTTAGAGAAAAGGTTAAATACACACCTTCAGATGTGCTCGTCAGTCTGAAGCTCTGCGAGTGCCAATCAAGAAACTATGCTAATGTCCTGCATAGATAACAGAGAAACACATATGCCCTCTCCGACATTGGCAAGACGAAAATTACTCCGAAAGGAAGGTATCCAGAGATGGAAAATAGAATTGAATATTGTTTTGTGGTTGATAAAAACAATCGGCCATTAACACCGACAAAAGTGAATAAGGGCTGGTATCTGGTCAGAAAGAGCAGAGCTAAATTAAAAAGCAAATATCCTATGGTGATACAATTAGAAAAAGAAGTTAAATCTGATGAAGACGATGAAAGTCATATAGTTTGCGGCATAGATGACGGCTCCGCTCATGTTGGTCTCGCCATTGTTCAGAAATGTCCTACCAAAAACAAAGTGGTTTTTAAAGGAACAATTGAGCAACGCCAGGATGTAAAGCATCTCATGGATGTAAGACGTGGACATAGACGTTATCATCGTTATCATAAAAGATACAGGCAAGCCAGATTTAATAACCGTTCATCTTCTAAAAGAACTTGTAGATTAGCGCCAAGTATCAAACAAAAGAAAGACGCTATTTTAAGGGTATTATATCAGCTTAATAAGTGGGTTAATATTCAGGAATATCATCTTGAAGATGTTTGCATAGATATTCGTGCATTGACAGATGATTATAAACCTTATAGATGGCAGTATCAGAAATCTAACCGTTTGGATGAAAATTTAAGAAAAGCGACTATCCTGAGAGATGAATGCAGATGTCAAGAATGCGGAAAATCCAATTGTGTATTAGAAGTACACCATATCAGGGCAAGAAAATATGGTGGAGCAGATACCATTGGAAATCTGATTACACTTTGCTCTGGCTGCCATCAGAAAACAGAAGGCAGGGAACGGGATTTTGAAGACAGGTATTTTAATATGATTAAATCTAAACCAAAAAGATTTGATTATGCAATGCATGTGATGCAGGGGAAAACTTATTTAAGAGAAAAGATTTCTGAATTGGGTTCATTACATCTGACCAATGGTGGTGAAACTGCTAATAAACGTATTGAATGGAATATGGAAAAATCCCACGGCAATGATGCCATATGTGTTACAGATTGTATTCCTGATAATTGTGATGTGAAAGAATGGATTATTAAACCAATGAGAAGGAAATCAAAGGCGAAAACTAATAATTTGTTAGGAATTAGGCATAGAGATTTAGTTTCTTATACATATAAAAACGGAGAAACTCATACAGGATACGTTACTGCTTTATATCCAGAACAATTGGTTTTAAATTTTCAATCAAAAACTAAACATTGCAAGAAAGTAAATGCACGAAAATGCAGATTACTTTGGAAATTTAATAAAATTTATTGGTTAGAACAATGTGTATAATATTACACATTTGTCTATAAATAAACACATTTTATAAAGGAGTGTTAGCAAATGATTTTTATTACAGAATCTTATGGAACAGTTTTCGAGCCAAAAGTTGAAGAAAAGGTAGTTAGGGCAAGATACTCGACTTCCGAGAAAAACCAGAATGGTGATTACATAAACTCGTCATGGAACATTGTTTTTCTTGGTAGTGCTCTTGAAAAAGCAAAACAGTTAAAAGACCGTCAGAGAATTCATATCAATAAGGCAAAGCTTACTAATCGTTCCTATAAAGACAAGGAAGGAAATTCAAAATGGTGGATGCAGATTACAGCTTTTGATTTCGACATTTTAGAACACGGAACGAAGAGTAATAACAATAACACTGCCGACAAGACTGTCAATAAATCTAAGCAGGCTGATAAGCCACAAGAGATCGATGAGGACGACCTCCCATTCTAATCAAATAATCATTACTACAGGTAGTCTATTAATTTAGACTACCTGATTTCTTTTTTAGGAGGTAATAAAATGGCAGAAATAATAAATAATGAGCTTGCACAAGAGTTTGAAAGTTTGCTTTTATCGACCCATAGAGAGGGAATAGATAAACTGATCGCTTATCTTAAACTCAAGACAGATTTCTTTTCTGCGCCTGCAAGCACAAGATTTCATTCCTCGTGCCCAGGCGGTCTACTACAGCATTCTATGAATGTATACAAAATGTTGAAGGCAAAAAGCCAAACAGAGACTTGGAAATCTACGCTATCGAGAGAAGACACTATAATTATTGTATCCTTGCTCCACGATATTTGTAAGGCGAATTTCTATGCTGTTGAAATGCGCAACCGTAAAAACGAAAATGGTGTATGGGAGAAATATCCGTTTTATATTATTGACGACAAGAACCCATATGGACACGGTGAAAAGTCGGTAATGATGATTATGGAGTTTATGAAGTTGACAGCAGAAGAAAAATATGCAATACGTTGGCATATGGGTTTTTCGGAACCAAAAGAAAACTATAATGCTCTGGGTAAAGCTATGGAATATTACCCTATTGTCGTAGCATTACATGAAGCCGATTTAGAGGCAACGTATTTACTTGAATCTGGTGTTGAAAAATAATGAAAGAGAAAGTTTATTGTTGCAGATATGCTCACTGTAAATTTGCAGATAAAAAACTTCCAGCCAACAAAATGATATTGAGCAAAGGGCTATATTATCATAGAGAATGTTTTGCCGAACGAGAAAATATAAACAAAATTATTAAGCTCTATATTGAAATAATAGATCCCTCTGTTGTTGTCAAACAGTTGCGTGGGGCAATTAATAATATAGTATTTGATAAGAACGTTGACAGTGGATATCTATTATTTGCTTTACAATATAACCTCAAGATGAAAATAAAGAATATAAAATCACCTTATGGTTTACACTATCTGATTAACGATAGAAGATTCAAGGAAGCGTATGATAGATATAAAGATGAGAAAAATTCTGTTTCTATAAAATTGCCTTATGATAATATCTCGACATCATCTACCACCTTTAAATCAAAGCCGCCAAATAAAAAAGGTTTTAATAAAATTCTTAAGTAAAGGGGGTATGCAGTATTAGAACAGCTCTTTATGACAAAGAAGCAGAAAGTGGTATTGTTGCCACACTTGTACATCACCCCGAATTTATTATGCAAAGCGACCATTTGAAGCCAAATCATTTTTACAATAAAGAAAACGGATGTATTTATTGGGCTATTCAGGAGCTTTATAAAAAGGGTATTGACAAGATAGATGCCTTTAATATTGAGAGTATGATTAATACCAATCAGGCAGTTAAACGTATGACCGAAAAATTTAACGTAAAAGATATGCAAGAATTTATTGAACTGAGTTCTACAATATCACGATCGTCTTCTTCGGAATACAATATGCTTGTTAATAAAGTAATGGAGTTTGCCTTTAAACGTGAACTTCACGGACTGTTATCTAAATTATCTGGGGAATGTTACAATGACGAAATAGACTTAGAACAACTTAATAATAAGGTATATAAGTCCATCGGCGATATTACTGAGAAGTTTTTGGCAACAAACTCGGTTGAAATCTTTGGTGATAAGATTGGAGAATTGTGGGATGAGGTGCTCCAAAGACGTACAGACAATGGTATGTTCGGATTGCCGTCAAAATTTCCTACTATCAATAATTATTTCACCTATGAGACAACGGAATTGGTTTTGCTAAAGGCGAGAATGAAAATGGGCAAAAGTTGTTTTATGATGAATGAGGCAATTCACAAGTTAAGAATGGGAATCCCAACTGTGTATTTTGATACGGAGATGGCAGACAGACTATTCCTAGAACGAATGATAGCTAACATTTCAGGTGTAGAATTAAAGAAAGTTAAAAGTGGGCTTTACAGTGAAGAGGAAAGTGCCAAGATAGAAGAGGCAAAATCTTGGATACAGGAACAGCCATTTGTGCATATTTATAATCCGCAGTTTACCAATGAAGAAATCTATGCAATATGTAATATCCTTAAATATAAGATTGGCTTACAATTTGTAATTTTTGATTATATGAAAGGCAACACACTTGACTCGTCAGCATTGTATAACGAACTAGGCGGTCGTTGTGATTTCTTAAAAAATGAAGTTGCAGGAGTTTTGGAGTTAGCCGTTCTTGCGGCCTGTCAGTTAAATAGGCAGAACCAAGTTGCCGATTCTGATAAGCTTGAAAGATACGCTTCGGTAAGTATGTCATGGCGTAATAAAACAAGTGATGAAATTATCATGGATGGTGAAGAGTGTGGAAACTACAGACTCAACATATCTTTAAACAGACTTGGCGAGCAAATGGACGACAGCGAATACATAGACTTTGTGTTTGACGGTTCAAAGATGCGTATAGACGAAACAGAAAAGCAGCATGCCACAGCTATAGAACCGTTTTAATAGAGGAAATTATGAAGAAAGATATAAGTCCTGAAACTATTGCAAATATAAAGTCAAATATACGGATAGAGGATTATATAAAACAATATATAGATCTTAAGCAAGTCGGTACAACGCTTGTGGGACTATGCCCTTTTCATGATGAAAAGACGCCTTCGTTTAAAATTGACACAACTAAAAACCGTTATCACTGTTTCGGTTGCGATGCCACTGGCGATCTTATCGACTTTATTCAAATGTTTCATAAGGCTTCATATCAAACCGCAGTAGACATGGCAGCCGACTTTGGTAATATTTCTGTTGTGAGACAACAAGTCTCTGATACAATTAAAGTATTTAAAGAATACAAACCAATCAAACATGCGAAACCATTTGTTCATCCTATACTTGATATGGGCGTTTATAATCGGTACGATAAACGCCCAATTAAACTATGGGAGGAAGAGGGTATAAATTCAAAAACAATTGATGCGTATAACATTCGATACGATACATTGCGCGATAGGATTGTTTATCCAGTATACGATTTGAACGGCAACCTCATAAACGTAAAAGGTCGCACAATTTATGAGGAATATAAGAAATTAGATATTCCGAAGTACATTAATTACTATAAAGTTGGCTGTATGGACTATTTGCAGGAATTAAATAAGGCACAAAAGTATGTAAAAGAAAAAGGCGAAATGATTATATTTGAGGGCATTAAATCCTGTATGAAAGCATTTCAACTAGGAATGCGAAATCAAGTCGCCGCAGAAACTTCGGCATTAACATACGAACAGATCAAATTGATATTAGGATTTCATTGTGATGTGGTTATTGCTTTTGATAAAGATAAAAAACTTGAGGATTATTATAATGACAACATGAAGTTGCTGTCACGATTTACTAATCTTTATTATATCAATGACACAAAAAATTTGCTTGGTGATCCTAGTGAAAAGAAATCCCCGATAGACAATGGCTTGCAAGTGTGGGAAGAACTATATAGCAGTAGAGAAAGGGTGATTGATTGAACGGATATGATTTTATTCTTGATGATTTAAACTGGAGCTTTAGCAATTTAAAAACATTCACTCAATGCCCATTTGAGTGGAGATTAAAATATCTTGACGCCGAAGAAGGTATTGAGAATATTTATGGGCAATTTGGCACAGTTTGTCACAAAGTCCTTGAAAACTTCTTTACAGGTAAGTGTTCTGTTGAAAATGTGAAAAATCAGTTTGAGGTACTTTTCCGCAAATCCGTTATACTAAACGGCTCACGAGATGAGGAAAGAGCCGAAAAACTGCATCAAATCGGTATTTTATACTTTTCTAATTTCAACAAACAAATGTTCCCTATAAAACGTGTCGTTGGCGTTGAAAAAAAGATTGATTGTGATTTTCATGGCAAAAAATTTATAGGCTTTATCGACCTCGTATATATCGACAACGATGACCGACTGGTTGTTCTTGACCATAAGACTGCCGAAAGTCCTCTAAACAAAAATGGCAGTATCAAGAAAGCCAAAATTAAGGATTATGACTTTTACAAAAAGCAGCTATACATTTATTGCATGGGGATAAAAAAGTTATACAATCGTTATCCAGATAAGATCGGTTGGAACTTTATACGAAGCGGTGATTTACATATCATAGATTTTAATAAAGAAGACTATGAAGAGTCTTGTGAATGGGCTATGAATGTCATAGATAATATTTATGATACCGATAAATTTCAAAAGAACGAACAATATTTTTATTGTAACAATTTATGTCGCTTTAGAAACATTTGCTATACGATTGATGAGGAGGAATTATTCTGAAGAATTATACCCCGTTTCATGTTCACTCTGATTTATCAAATGGCGTAACAAATATTGATAGCACAACAAAGTATATTGATTATGTAAATCGGGCGAAAGAACTTGGCATGAAAGCTTTTGGATTTGCAGAACACGGCTCGGTTTTTGAATGGGTTCATAAAAAGAATTCAATTGAAGAAGCGGGCATGAAATATATCCACGGTTGTGAATGTTATCTTACCGCAGGCATTGAAGAAAAAATTAACGACAATTATCATGTTGTTCTTATTGCTAAGAATTTTGACGGCAAAAATGAATTAAACGCTTTGGTGTCCAGTTCCTTTAATAGAAAGGACGGACACTTTTATTCTAAGCCAAGAATCACAATGGACGAGCTCATTAATACGAGCGACAACATTATTGTGACCTCGGCTTGTCTTGGCGGTATTCTACATGGCACTAACGAAGACTTGCGTGATAGATTTATTGGGTTTCTAAAAAATAATAAAAGCCGTTGCTTTTTGGAAATACAGCACCACCCCTTTGAGGAACAATGCGACTACAACGTTGAACTTGCGTTTTTGTCTAAAACAATTGGTGTTCCGCTCATTGCGGGAACTGATACTCACAGCATTGACGAAGAGCATGCGGCAAGTAGAGCTATATTACAAAAGGCTAAAAAGGTGCATTTTGAAAGTGAGGATCAGTGTGATCTCGTTTTTAAATCATACGACGAGTTATGTGAAGCTTATGAAAAGCAGGGGGCTTTACCGCCAAATGTTTATCTTGAAGCCATTGAGAACACCAATGTTCTCGCCGATATGATTGAACCGTTCACTCTTGATAAGGGATATAAGTATCCAGATTTATATGATGATCCCGAAAAGGTTTTTAAACAAAAAATTTATCAGGGCATCAAAGAACGTGGTATTGATAAATATGACAACTATGACGAGTACATTTCAAGAATTAAGGAAGAAATTGAAACATTCAAACATAATAATGCGATAGATTTTATGTTGCTTGACGAAGACTACAAACGCCATTGTCGTGAAATCGGCATCGGTTATGGCCCCGCAAGAGGTAGCGTTTCGGGAAGTATCGTTGCGTATTGCTTACACATTACCGATATTGATAGTATAAAGGAGCATTTAAACTTCTCAAGGTTTATGAATGTCGAACGTGTTTCTTTGGCTGATATCGACACAGACTTTTATGAGAAAGATATTCCAAAGGTAAAAGATTACCTCTACAACAAAGAAAAATTATTCTGTTGTGATATAATCACTTTTAATACCGTGGCTTTAAAAGGTGCAATCCGTGATGTAGGTCGTGCTTTAGAAATACCGCTTGATACAGTGGCTGACATATGTAAAAGACTTGACACCGATTATGAAAAACTGAAAGAAGAATATCCAGAGTTGTTTAGATGGGCGGAGTCGATTAGCGGCACTATAGTATCCGTGGGAAATCATCCAGCAGGTGTTGTGGTTTCGCCATTTCCACTTAATGATTGGTTTGGAACTTTTACAAGTAGTACCGACGAATATCCTATATCACAGATTAATATGAAAGAAGTTGAATCGCTGAACTTCGTTAAGCTTGATTTGCTTAGACTTGATAATATCGGCGCGATTAATGAAGCTTGCGATTTGGCACACATCGAAAGATTAAACCCTAACAATACACCAGACGATATTGAGGTTTGGAAAGATATCAGAGATGATACAACTTGTATATTCCAATGGGAATCTGAGTCGGCTTCTAGGTATTTAAAACAACTTTTTAGTGATGAAACAATTAAAAGAATCAAAGAAGTAAACCCGAATATGACGTATATGGATTTGCTCTCTGTTGGCAATGGAGCTATTAGACCAGCGGGCGCATCTTATAGAAATGATTTGGCTAAAGGAATATTCCATGATAATGGTCATGAAGCACTGAATGAAATGTTGAAGCCAACGCTTGGGTTCTTAGTTTATCAAGAGCAAGTTATAGAGTTTCTTCATAGATTTTGTGGCTATTCAATGGGTCAAGCCGATATTGTTCGACGTGGTTTTGCAAAGAAAACAGGTACTGAAAAGTTTATTCCAGATATCAAAGCAGGCTTCATAAAAACCATGAAAGAAAAATATAACACCACCGAAGAAAAGAGCGAGGAACTTATTGTAAACTTTCTACAAGTTATTAAGGATGCTTCGGAATATCTTTTCTCTGAAAACCATGCAAAACCATATTCATGGATAGGTTATATTTGCGGATATCTGCGGCATTATTATCCGTTAGAGTTTCTAACAGCGGAACTCAACGCATTCGACGATGATATTGAAAAGACGATATCAATAACAAATTGCGTGCGCAAGAGAGGTATTAAGCTCTGTGGTATAAAATTTAGAAAGTCAAAAGATAAATATTTCTGCGACCGTGATACAAATTCAATTTATAAAGGTTTAATGTCGGTTAAAGGATTAGGCCAAGGTATTGGCGACAACTTGTACACTCTTAAAGATAAAAAGTATGTCAACTTTGCCGAGCTTCTTGTTGACCTATACGAATTGAAAATTGGAAGAGGCGCTATCGACATATTAATTAAGCTTGACTACTTTAAAGAATTTGGAGAAGCAGGGAAACTACTTGCGACCTGTGAGTATTATTACTCTTTAAGAAAACGAAGTACGCTAAAAAAGGCAGAGCTAAATGAACAGCAATTAAAAGTTGCAAGTGCATGTGCAGGCAAGGAAACAGCAAAGCAGTTTTCAAATGTAGACATAAATAAGTTTATAATTGAGACCGCAGATTTTGTCACTCCATGTCAGTTTACACTCAAAGAGAGGATGGATACCGAGTATGAACTTTTGGGATATGTTGACTATGTAAATCCAAAGCTAGATAAGGTGGTTTATATTTTAGATATAAATACACGTTATTCACCGTTGGTTACAATGTATTCGCTTTCTAAAGGGCAGATTACACAGGCAAAACTAAAGAAGAAAATCTTTGAATACAACAAAATTGCCGAAAAGGATTTAATTAAAATTGATAGATTTGAAAAGAAAAATAAAACTCGATTTGATGACGGCAAGTATATAGCCATTCCAGGCACCGTGGAGTGGTGGATTAATTCATATAAAAAGGTGGTGATTTAGACGCTTATTGAAGATTATAAATTCAATGATATAGAGGCAAAAGAACTTTTGAAAATGATGGTCGTTCTTATAGATACAAGAGAAAAAAAGAACGATCATATAACCGAGTATTTTGACAAGCATAAAATTGCATATGAGAGACGTGCTTTAAGTTGCGGAGATTATAGCTTTTATATAAAGGCTAATCAAGAGTTAGCTATACCAAGAGATTTATATTTTGATAATCAGATTTATGTAGAACGCAAAGCAAGCTTGGATGAGCTGGCGATTAATTTTACAAAAGAGCGAAAGCGCTTTGAAGAAGAATTCGCAATCTCAAAGGCGAAGACAAAATATCTTTTTATAGAGAATGCCAATTACTTTGATTTGGTGAATAGCAATTATAGGTCTGAATATAATTCAAAAAGTTATCTCGGATCATTGCATAGTTTTAATCATAGGTATGGGTTGCAAATTGTATTCATGCCAGATAAACGTTATACACCAATTTACATATTAGGGACTTTTCAATACTATTTGAAAAACCTAATAAAATAATTCTATTTAAGGAGGAATTGTGCAATGAATTTAAAGAAATGCCAATTCGATTCAATCACACCTTGTCAGAATAAAGGGGATATATGTCTCCGTACTTGTGAAGAAAGGGCGACATATAACAAGGTTGTCGATGAAATGATTGAAAAGTTGGAGACATTAAAACTTCCATTAGAAGACTCTAACGTGCCTTTGCCAAATAATTTTGTTGGATGTGGCGAGGTTAGTGACAACCACGAGTCTTTTGATGACGAGGAATATGACGATGATTGCGATGACTTTGACGACGACGAATGTGATGAATGACAAAACGGGGCTCGTCCCCGTTACATAAAAGGACAACTATGAAAAGAAAAGAGCAGGATAAAATTATCGAGACTTACACAGCACAACTTCAACAAGCACGCCAGATTGGAATAGGTATAGGCGAAAAAACAGTGTGTCAGGTTGTGTATGATATAATTAATGATAAGAGCAAAGATGAAAAAGAAAAGCTTCAAGATATCTATGACATTGTGAAGCAACCTATAAAGTAATGATAGCGCACCTTAATGGTGCGCTATTTTTTTCGAGGTGATTGCAATTCAATACTTAGGTGGTAAATCAAGAATTTCAAAGCAAATTTCGGAGGTAATAATCGATGAGATATCAAGGTGGAAAGAGCCGAATAGCAGCCTCGATTGCGCTAGCAATCGAGAGAGAGAGAGAGAGAGAGAGAGTAAAGGGGACTACGGGTAACTTAGTTAGTTTATTTTGTGGAAGTTGTGTAGTAGAGTCGAAGCTGGCGCCGCATTTTAAAAGTGTCATTTGTAATGACAATCATAAATATTTGGTTGCACTATGGCAGGCGTTGCAGGATGGATACGATTTGCCAGAAGTTATTTCCGAGCAGGATTATAAATCAATAAGAGAACACAAAGACGATAACCCAGCATTAACGGGGTTTGTGGGGTTCGGATGTTCCTTTGGCGGCAAATTCTTCGGTGGTTATGCCCGTAACAAAACGGGTACCAATTATGCGGCACAAAGTAAGCGTAGCATATTAAAAGACTTTACTAATTTGCAGAACGCCACATTCACTTGTAATGATTATAAAGATGTGGTTATTCCCGCAGGTTCGGTTGTATATGCCGATCCTCCATACAGTAATACAACGGGTTATACGTCTGGAAAATTTAATTCGGAAGAATTTTGGAATTATATGAGACAGATTGGAAAAGACAATCAGGTTTTTATATCTGAGCTTGAAGCGCCAGACGACTTCGTTTGTGTATGGGAAAGACCATTTACTCGAACATTGGATAGAAATAAAAATAATCAATTCAAGGTAATTGAAAAACTTTTTACATATAGAGAATAAAAATTTAGTTTTATTTATAGAAAGAGGTAGAATATGATAACGAAAGAGGAGTTTGAAAAGGCGGTTGAGGTTTGCACTAATTCAGATATGAACTGTGAACAATGTCCGCTTAACAAAAAAATCTATAAATGCGGTGTATTTTTTACCCGTTACATAAAAGAAAACGAGCCTGCACCTGTAATAAAAAATACACCTTCGGTAGAAAGCAACACTAACACTATTTATGAAAACGCTAAAATAACTGATGTATCACTGGAAATAGGCGACCATTGTTGCCTTACCTTTTCTATAGCACTTAAAGGCTTAGGCTGGGGAGCTAGTTTTGGTGGTTATAACTTAACTTTTTTCAATGGAACATCGTTTGAAGGTTCTGGAAAGGGACTTGAAGCACTTACAAGAATTATAGACGTTGTGGGCGTTTCAAAATGGGAAGATATAAAAGGTCATTATGTTAGAGTAAAACAGGAAGATAGATTAGTTGTCGGAATAGGAAATATCATTGAAGATAAATGGTTTGAGCCGAGAGAGTTCTTTAAGGAGATTGAAAATGAGTAAAAAAATTACACACGATTTGCCAACACGCTGTGTAGACCCTGTCATGAAGTGCTGTCAGGATTGTGCTTGGGGATATCGTGAATATGGCGATGATGTGGAATGCTCTGCCGACCTAGCAGGCTGTTGCTTTGAAAGCGGCTGTACGTTGGGCTTTGACAAGGGCAGACCTGAGGACGAGCCGACAGGGGAAGAACTGCAAAAGTTTGATGAATGGATGAAAAGTCAGTACACGGAGAATGACAATGGATAAAAAATTTACAAACGAAAAAATTATAAATGTGGCTAAATGCTGTATAACAGGCAACTGTAAATCATGTCCACTTGAGAATGACGAGAAATGTGCTACTAATTTTCTGAATTGTGTTATTGAATACATGGAAAACGAGTCTACACCTGCGACAGACGTGCAGGAAGTCAAGCGTGGGTATTGGATACCTGAAAGAGATCCGGACGAAAATAATAGGATACAATGCTTTCACTGCTCCGTGTGTGATGATGATTTCCATTACATTGGGGCGTTTGTCGCAACGAAATACTGCCCTAACTGCGGAGCAAGAATGGAGGAGTTTGAAGAATGAGAGATATGCGACTTAACATTAAATTCCCACTAAGACGTTGTTTTGTACACGGCGAAAAGATGTTATTTCATATGTGGGGCATAGGTCGGAATGAAACCATGGGTATCGTAGAGGACGCTAATGGGTCGATAATGGCAGTTTTTCCTTACGAGATAAGATTCACGGATGAAATCTTTGAAGAGTATATGCATGAAGACTGTGACAGCAATGACAGATAAACAATACAAAAAATATAAAGAAATTGAGGAAGAAATAAGACCCATACAGACATTTATAAAAGGATTTTGCACTCGTTCCAATTCTTGTCCAACTTTGATTTTTACAAAGCCAAAGTTAAAATTTAAAAGAAGGCAGACTTGCGTTCCAGACGTTTGCGAGATTGAAATTTCTTATGCGTTACAAAGTCGAATATTAGAAGTTATTGGACAGTATATTGACGAGAAAGAGAAAGAACAGAAAGAACTATAAAGGAGGAAATGCAATGAGCAAAACGGTATCAGGCGAGGAGCTTGAAAAGATAAACGGCTATGCGAGAGAACCGCTAACGGAGGACAAGGTCTTTGTTTTCAGGGTGGCGCTTTGTGACAATGACATTGACAGAGATGGTGAAAAGTTTTCATCAGGCGCTTTGAGGAAGCTTGCGGAGCTTTTTAATGGCAGAACGGGTATTTTCGACCATGACCCTAAAAGCTCAAAGCAGACTGCCAGAATATTCGACACTTGGGTGGAAACTCTGCCTGAGAAAACTACGACAGACGGAGAGGTCTACCGCAGGCTTATGGCAAAGGCTTACATGGTGCGAACTGCTTCTAACAGCGATCTTATAGGCGAGATTCAGAGCGGAATAAAGAAAGAAGCATCCATTAGCTGCACCATGGGAGAGAAGCTTTGCTCTGTATGCGGAGAGGATATGCACAAGGGCGGCTGTGACCATAAAAAGGGCGGTGAATACGGCGGTAAGCTGTGTTATCACATTCTTGACGAGCCGCTTGAAGCTTACGAGTGGTCGTTTGTGGCAGTGCCTGCGCAGGTGCAAAAAAATGGCACTAAAAGTTTGGTAATAAGGAGAGAGGCAATGCGAGAAATACTATTTAGAGGGAAACGTGTAGATAATGGCGAATGGGTATATGGCTATTACGTTCTTAGAAAACGTCCATATTTCAAGGACAAAGGTGTTAATCTCGAGTATCTTATTTGCGACAATATGGAAATCGAGGACGGCAATTACAAACAGTTTGTAGACACAATCATGACAACATATGTGGTAAATCCTGAGACAATCGGTCAGTATACAGGATTGACAGACACGAACGGCAATAAGATTTTTGAAGGGGATATTGTTATATTCAATTACATAGATTATGAAGATGAGCGTGGCGTAGTTCAATGGGACAGTGATATCGCAAAATTTATTATAACCTTTTCTACGTTTACGATAGATTTTGATAATGTGTACGGACGTGAACTTGAGATTGTTGGAAATATACGCGATAAATTAAATATCAAAAAAGCAATTAATTTAAAAAATGCAAATTTATGAAAATACGCTACTTTGACATATCCCAAAACAGCGTAAATACGCACTTTTAGACACCTAAAATTCAAATAAAAGAGAAATTTTATTTAGGAGATGATACTGATAAAGTCAGAATACATAAAATCGCCACTCAATTATGTGGGTGGCAAATACAAGCTTCTACCGCAGATATTACCATTGTTTCCGAAAAATATTGACACTTTTATTGACTTGTTTGGCGGTGGGTTTAATGTTGGAATTAATGTTCCTGCGAAAGGGGTTATTTATAATGATTTGAATTTGCCTGTAGTGCAAATACTTGAATACATACATAGAAATGGAACCGATAAAAGTCTTGGCGAAATAGATAAGATAATCAAGCAATATGACTTATCAAAGATTAATAGGGATGGGTATTTGAGACTCCGCAATTATTTTAACGAGTCGGAATCTAAACAGTCCGTTATTTTATATGTGCTAATTTGTTACGCCTTTAACAACCAAATTCGTTTTAATTCAAAAGGCGAATTTAATATGCCATTTGGGAAAGACAGAAGTAGCTTTAACCCTACATTAAGAGAAAAGTTCATAGAATTTTCGGAAGCAATCAGCAATAAAGACTGCAAGTTTACCAATGCTGATTTTCGTGAGTTCATCGGCGTAGCGTTTGGCGAAAATGATTTTCTGTATTGTGATCCCCCGTACTTTAATTCTACGGCAACCTATAATGAAAATGGCGGTTGGACTAATGCCGACGAAGAAGATTTGCGGAATATGCTTGTGACGTCAAACGTGAAATGGGCGTTATCAAATAATCTGAAAACAAACCTGACGTTAAAGAATTGGGCAGAAGACCACGGTTATAAAATCCATTATCTAAGCACCAGTTACGGAAATTGTAATTACCAGAAAAAAGACAAGACAAAAGATATAGAGGTCTTAATTACGAATTATTAAGAAGAACAAATTTTAATATTTTTAACCAAGAAAAGAATGGTGCAAATTAGATGTGCGCAAGAAAAGAGAATATTGGAGGGTTACAATGATCTTTATGGGTTTTGATTATCTGAAGATTGACGATAAAGGCAGAGTGAAATTAAAAGTATATCCATTCAAATGTTATAACAAACCATCCATTAAAAAGAAAACTCGAAAGCAATTAATTGCTGAGAGGATTGTCCCTCCTTTTTATATTGGTATGAACATGAAAATGCAAGTGCCACGTTGGGATATAGTCAATAGAAGCGAAATTAAATATAAATTAAGTTTATTCAAAAGGAGATGAAACGCTAATGGCATTACCTAGCAAATTTTATATTTCTGACCTACATTTGGGTCATAAAAATATACTCGCATTTGATAATAGACCGTTTTTTAGCCTTGAAGAAATGACCGAAACTATTGTCTCAAATTGGAATAGCGTTGTCGGCAAGAATGATAGTGTTTATGTCCTGGGCGATATGTTTTGGAATAACTCAGACATACCAATAGTTCTTCCAAGATTAAATGGTGTTAAATATTTAATCAAGGGCAATCACGATAGAGTGAACGAGGAAATGAAAAACCACTTCGTCTGGATTAAAGATTATGCTGTTATCAAGGACGACGAAGAACATGTTGTGCTTTGCCATTACCCTATAGCTCATTGGATTAATGCTGACTACGGTTACATTCATTTGTATGGGCATATTCACAGTGGTAGAGATACAAGACCTTTTAATGAATATACTGAACAAATGAGAGAACGTGGTTTTCCATATAAATGTGCGAACGTAGGTTGTATGTTGCATGATTATACACCGGTAACACTTGACGATTTAGGGCTGAGAAATAATGAATGATTCTATCTTTGAGGAGGGATTATATTTGATAACTTACTGTCCTGAATGCCACCAAAAAACTTGCATAGCTTTTATTCCTCAAAACAGTCAATTACAAACCCCTTGCATATGTAAATGTGGCAACTGCGGCTTTGAAATGAATACAGATATCTTATTGTCGTTTTGCAAGTTTAAAATAAAATTTAAAATGATTAGAGGTGAATAACAATGGGAATAGAAAGAGATGTGGAACGAATGCTGAGAGGAGAGTCAGCAGAACCTTCTTTTTTAAATGATTTGAGTCAGAAAACTTATCTTATTAATGCAGATTATGAACATTGTTTGGGCAGAATTAATTATTTACAAAAATACATTTCATCTTTGGAACAAAGAGTTGAACTTTTGAACGCTCAGATTGGTCTACTAGAGGCAAAGGGGTTAATGAGGAAACATTGATGAAAGAAATTAAAGTAGCAAAGTATTCTAAACAGTGGTGCCAAGCACGAATGACAATATCGGTAATTGTTAGTATTGTCTCTTTCTGTGCTTTTGTTCTGACAACGCCAATTATGGCACATTGCTATGACGAATACGGCTTACATCATGTCAAAACTATAGTAAGTATAATAGTGATTTCAACCTTTTTTGTAGCATGGCTATATTGCTATGCAAAGGCTATGCAGTTTGAGTATTATGAGAACTATATATACAATCGAATAAGGAAGAGTAAACGTAAACAAGATAGGAAATATATAAAATGGCTGTCTTAAAAAGGAGGTAAGTTTATGAAGGTATATTGCAAGGTATTTGACGCCTTATGTGAACGCTACCTAAATTTAGGTGCTACTAATCGTATAGGATATCGAAACAAGGTATATAAGATACAGCAAATATATGATAAAGGGTATGTAGTATGTTATGCGCCTGAGGAGGTTCTATACACATGGGGTATGACAGATAAAGAAATAGAACTTATGCAGGAGGTCGAATTTGCATGAGGAGGGATTGTAAATGACCAATCATCAAAAATTGCGGCAATTACCTGTAAAGCAACTGGCTAAACTGCTTGTAAAATATTGTCCAGATGTAGATTACTATAGTCGTCATTATGATTATGATGACGATTATGACTGTGGAGATGATAGCTATTATACATTTATACAGCTTGACGACGATGAAAGTGAAATACGTTGTGGGGATGAAGAAACAGCTATCCTTGAATGTATGAGATATCTGAATAATCAGTACATAGGAGACGGTATGAAAATTAAAAAGAAACAATGTGAGGAGAGTGATTAAATGCGATATAATTTATGTTGTACATCGACATATAATATAAGAAAAATAGCAGAAAAATATCCAAGAATTAATAAATACCATCTTGTTACTAATCCAATTGGCACCAATGGTAACTATTCAATAGGAACAATTGAGGTCAATGATCCTATACAGTTTCTTGAGGACATTTGTGCCGACTCAAGATGTGATGTAGAAATAATTATTGGTAAAGAGTATAAAAAAGAGTATAAAAAACTGGCGAATATTACATCGAAATTTATGATGATTATAGGGAGTGAAAATTAAATGATTGGTGTTTTAGTAGTAACTGATAATATAAAAGAATGGGAAGATAAGTTTCAGGCTTGTATGAAATTTACTTCAAAACGACGCGATATTTATAGCAATGAATTTTATTTTGCAAATGAAGTGTTTTCAATATACATTGTAAAATCTATAAAAGAACAAGTAAGAGGTCATGAATGGAGCGCAATAATCTTAGACAAACCAATTGATACAGAAATCGAATTCCATTTTCTTAGACCACGTATTCATAGCGTAGTAAAGACCGACAACTATTATAAAGAACTTGTAGAAGAACGGAAAAGACGTAAATTTATAAGAGGTAAAAATGGCAAAGGAAATAAGAAACTGTTATGACGGCTTGCCGCAGTATAATTATCTTGCATTAATGTGTGACAAGTGCGGTCGTGATGTAGATGAGTTATACATCGTAGGTGACGAAGACGAAGACCAGAAAGAAGAGCTGTGCGAAGAGTGCGCAAAAGATAAAATCATGGATTACATAGTTGGATGTGATTTTGGAGTAGAAGAGCTGTGCGATATGGCAGTCATAGGGTATAAACAAATTGATATAAACGATTTTATAGACGACTATGATAATGATGGCAACCCAATCAAGAATATGTACTTATAAACGAGGTGGTTTTATCAAACAAGAAAAGGTAAATTATATTTTTTTAATGCTAAAAATACTTGTTATATTGCTGTTTATATTCGAGTTTACAATATTACTAGCCGACGCGCATGGTACACCCATAGAAAAGAGAATCATTAATAGTAACGGAACCGAAGTTGGGAGGCAAAATGAAATTGATTGCCACATCACTTCGGCTCGAGCTTTAGTCGGTCATTTACATATTAATAAAATGATTATGGCTTCAGATACCATTGTAAGAATGTCCGATATATTTATCGTAGAGGAAGAAGATATTGTTATTGATAATATTGCCGAAGATATAATGAATGAACCTTGCGAACCAGAAATCATTGTTGAACAGCCGAATAATTATATTGGAACGTTTGAGGGCACTTGGTATTGTGCTACAGATATGGGATACTCGACGCCACCATATGGCTCATCTGGGCGAACGCTTGAGACGGGCTATAGTGTGGCGTCTAATTATTTTCCGAGCGGTACCTTACTTTACATTGAGGGAGCTGGCGTTACGGGTACTTACCGTGTTGACGATACAGGCGGTATGTCGAGTAACGTTATTGACTTTTACTATTGGGATAGAGCGTTCGTACCTCAAAGCTTTTTGATGTCGGGACGTATCAATATCGAGGTTTATATATTGTAATGGAGGAAGACAAATGAAGGATTGTTACACTTGTGACGAAAGTAATTGTGCTTTTAGTGGACAAAATTTTTCGTCAAAATATGCGGCTTTGCAGATTAATGCAATTTATTGCAACAGTAGAAAGCGTGCTAAAGAACAGCTTGAGATTTATGCAAAAGAACAAGCATCTGATATCAAAGTATTGCGAGATACATTGTATGATGTTTCTTATTGTATAGGTTCTGAAACATGGATCTGGATTAATCCGTCCTTTATGTGTAAGGGAATAAAGCCAACCAAAACCCTTATTGATGCCACCCTCGGCAAACAAATTATTCATAATGTTATAAGACCATGCTTGACTTCTGCCAAACAGTGTGAAGTCAAATATTTTAACCTGACAGAGATAAAGGAGGAAAAATAATGAAAAAATTTCAAACAATAATGATAGCAATTTCTTTAATTGCCGTATTTTTATTGGAGCCAACTTTTATATTTATAGTTAGTTATTTTGGCGGTTTGGTACTTAATTGGATTTTCGGCAGTATGGTTGTCGAAAGCCTAAATATAATATTTGGAACAGATAGGTTTGCCACCGATATGCTCCCGTGGTTAATAGCAACAGTGTCAACGTTTGCAAGCTTTTTCAAAAGCCACAATGTTGGCAATAATGACAAGTAATCGAGGTGACAAATAAGATGAAGGATCCAAAGGGAGCAAGACGTAAATATTTAGGTTACATAGAAATGCAACGAATGATTGCACGTTATCCAGTTGAGTGTAAAGAGCTTGTGTACAGAAAAGAAACAGAAGAAGAAAAAAGAATAAGAGAAAAGCGCAAACTTATAAAAGAAATGCACAAGCAAAAATATCAATTACATGTATAGGAGTGATTATAATTGAAAAGCGCATTTATTAGATTATCGACAATTAAAGAGGTACAAGAATTTATAAAGATTGTATCAAGGCTAGATTTCGAGGTCGATCTTAAGCAGGGTCGCTATAGAGTGCCTGCGACAAGTCTTATGGGGATTTTTGCCCTCGATTTAGGCGAATTAATAAAATTAGAATTTGATGCAGAAAAAAGTGGCGTAGTTACGCGCTTTTTCGCACCTTTCATCGTGGAGGAAAGCAAGTGAGAGTAGAAAATGTGAAAATTCACGATTTGGGTGAAAGTTTCAAGGCAAGCAAATATCCTATGACGGTTGAGCCAGAAAAGTGTACAAATGAGTATACTTCCAGAATAAAAAGTCTTGGCAATAGCAAAGGAGGACACGATCAGTTTTTGAGCGGTGTCCTCGTTTCTTTTGATTTGACCTGTAGCAATAAAATGTGGATTGAGGCTGAAAGATACAAATATTTGGTTTTCGTTTCAAGTCAATCTACCATGCACCGAATTTCCAAATTAGATATAGCCGGGCAGTGTAATGAATATGTCGATGAAAAAATTATCGAGAGAGTCGAGGAGCTTAAAGATATATATAATCAGACAAAGGATACAGAAGATTATCTTTGTTTGTTATACAATGTTCCCAGTGGCTTTGAACTTACCGCACGACTGACGACAAACTACCGTTGTTTGAAAAACGTTTGGGAACAACGTCATAATCATAAATTACCAGAATGGAGAGAGTTTTGCAAGTGGATTGAAAAACTTCCTTATTTCAAAGAGATGTGTTTGAGCCAATATTTCAAGGAGGGCAATAATGAGTAAACCGTTATTTTGTATTCTCGGAGCTTCGGCAAGCGGTAAATCAACGCTTGTGCAAAAACTTGAAATTGGGTTAAACATGAAACAAATTGCCTCTTACACAACGCGCCCACCAAGATATGAGGGCGAGGCGGGACATACTTTTGTAACTGAGGAAGAATTTCAGAGTCTTAGCGACATTGTGGCATATAATTATTATCTGGACAACCATTATGGTGTTACGTCTCAGCAAATTGACGACGAAGCTCATGACCTCTATGTTGTCGATCAGACAGGTTTAAATGAGCTTAAAGAAAAGTATAAAGGCGACAGAAAAATTTATTCGGTATACATAGATTGTCTGCCTCTTAATCGGTATGACCGCTTGTTTGACCGCTATTTTAAAATGTACCAAAATAGCCTCGTGGCAACAAATCGTGCAATGGAGCGTATTAAACAAGATGAAATTGAATTTGAAAACTGCAATCTTGTAGTGGATTATGTAATTACTAACAATGATAATATTGAGACAGCATATGACGAACTGAAAAATTATATTCAGGCGATAACTAAAAGGCAGGATAATGACAATGAAAATAATTAACAAGAGCAATTATAATGGTATTGTGTATCTTTCTCATCCATACGGCGGTAAAAAAGATAATCTTGACGAGGTTAATGAGTGTCAAAGATTGTTGACGATTATGCATCCTGAAAATTTATATTTAAACCCTATAGCTATGTTCGGGAGTTTGTATGATTGTACGAGCTATGAGCAAGGGCTAAATATGACTTTGTTTCTTCTCGAAGAACTGGCGGATCGCATGGTGATATGTTCCGATAGCTATATGTATTCTAAAGGTTGCCTGACCGAAATTGCGTATTGTAGCGAAAGAGGAATTCCGTATAAGTATTTAACACTTAGCCAGATTAAGAAAGAATATGAAAAATACATAAAGGAGCATAACAAGAATGGCTAATTTTATTATTGGTATTTTGGTCGGGCTTGTGTTTGGCTTTTTGATAGCCTATAGGACAGTGATTGAGATGCTTGATGAATTAGACGAGAATGATAAAGGGGGAAATGCCAATGGAACTGAAAGCAAATCTGAAAAGACCTAGACCTTGGCGAATCGGCGTGGATTGCGACAATGTTATCAATAATCTAGCAGAGAGTATTATTGATGTTTATAATAAGGACTATAATGACAATTTGTCTATTGCCGATATAACCACCTATAATATGAGACAGTTCTTTAAAAATGTACCTCAAGACAAATTCTGTGACTATTTCACGGATAAGAGGGTATGGGACAATATAAAAGTGCTTGAAAATTGTGTTGCTACATTGAAGAAATACCATGATTTAGGTTGTGAAATTTACATAGTAACAGCTACAGCCCCACAGAATATTTCTAGTAAGGCGGCTTGGTTACAAGAACAACTTCCATTTTTAAATATGTATGATAGTCTAATAGTCATAAAGAACAAGCAAATGCTCGGTAGGGGTATTGATATTCTAATTGATGATTGTGTAGATAATTTAGTTGATGGCTATTACCATAAAATTTTATTTGATTATCCATGGAATAGACATGGCTTTGAGTCATATGAAAGTAATATTCATACGTTGTATCAAAAATATCGTTGTAAGAATTGGAACGATATTGACAAGGCAATTAATACTATTATGGAAACTGAAATTGGTATAGAAATATATTTGTAGAAAATACAGAAGGAGCGATAAAATGAAAGTAATAAAAAAGGACGGAACATTAGAAGATTTTGATTATCAAAAAATAATCAATGCCTGTAGCAAATCAGCTAACAGGGCATTGGAAAATCTTTCAGATAAAGATTATGAAAAAATTTGCTCTGCTGTTATGGATTACATAATGGAAGAAGATCTAGAAAATGATTGTATTTCGGTTGAGGCGATACATGCAATAGTCGAGCGCACCTTGCTTGACCTTTACCCGAAATCAGGTGAATGTTATAGGCAGTATAGAAATTACAAAAAAGACTTTGTTCATATGATGGACGATGTATATACCAAGTCTCAGGGCATTCGCTATATTGGCGACGTTTCAAATGCCAACACTGATTCTACTATGACTAGCACACAGCGCAGTTTGATTTATGGTGAGTTGAACAAGAACCTGTATGATAAATTCTTCTTGAATGTTGAAGAAAGACAGGCGGCTAGAGACGGTTATATCTATATTCATGATAAGAAAGACAGACTTGACGGCATAAACTGTTGTATTTTCGATATGGCAAATGTTTTGTCTGGTGGCTTTGAAATGGGTAATATTCATTATAACGAGCCTAAGACACTTGACGTTGCCTTCGATGTTATAAGTGATGTAACAATGTCGGCAGCTAGTCAGGAATATGGAGGTTTTACAATACCTAGAGTTGATACTCTTTTAGCCCCATATGCCGAAAAAAGTTATCAGAAATATGTTGACGAATATTTAAGCATATGTGATAACGGCGACAAGAATAAAGCCGACGAATATGCAACCAGAAAAGTCTATCGAGATTTTGAACAGGGCTTTCAATCATGGGAAATGGCGTTTAATTCCGTGGGGTCATCAAGAGGCGATTATCCATTCATAGCTATTAGTTTTGGCATAGGTACAAGTAAGTGGGAAACCATGGCAAGCGAGGTAGCATTAAAAACACGAATGGGCGGGCAAGGAAAAGAGGGCTTTAAAAGACCTGTACTATTTCCAAAGCTGACGTTTTTGTACGATGAAAATTTACATGGTAAAGGCAAAAAGTTAGAATGGCTTTTTGATGTTGCCATTGATTGTAGCAGTAAAGCGATGTATCCAGATTTTTTATCTTTGACAGGGGATGGTTATATTCCTGAAATGTATAAGAAATATGGAAAAGTTGTTAGTTTGATGGGTTAAAAATTACACTACGGCTCATCTAAAACTTCGTAAACCTACAAATGTAGGGTGTACAATTCACGTTTAGGAATTATAGGAAATGATAATTAGGAATTGTGCTAACAGGGGACTAAAAAAATCCTGTGCGAAATTCAAAATAACTAAATAATTTACATAAACCGACAAAAAGGAGAGGACAAAACGAAGGAATATAAAGAATATGACGGTTTCTTAGTAGACGAAGAACTAAACATATACAGCAAAAGAACTATGCGTAAATTAAAACCATATCTCGGTACAGATGGATATTTGCAAGTTCAATATAGAATGGAAAATCATAAACAACATCATAATAGAGTTCATGTGATTATAGCACATTGTTTTATTCCAAACCCTAATAATTATAAATACATAAATCATATTGATAGCAATAAAACCAACAACAATATTGATAATTTGGAATGGTGTACTAATTCATATAATGTTCTGCATGGTTGGCACAGTGGAAACAGAGTTCACAAAAATAGAACAAAGGTGTTTGTATTTGATTTTGACGACAATATTGTTGATAGTTTTTCATCAATTAGAGAATGTGGTAGAGTATTGAACTTAGATAGACATAAAATAGCAAGAGTTTTAAAAGGGGAACTTCCCAAAAATTATTTAGGTTATTATTTTAGTTATTTTGATAATCGTCAAGAGACTATCGAAAACATAGCGTAAGTGAAAGACTTGTGTGAAGAAGTGAATAGAGTACACATAAGGTGCGACTCCTTATGTGGAACAGCGAAGTACACAGCATTTGGTAACAGAATGTTGTGTAAAGATATAGTCCAATGGCATAACGCCATTGTGTAGAGCTTCGTTGTCACCTTGGTTTGTAAAAGGTGGCATGAAACCAAAAGACGAAAATGATTACCCTGTCTTTGAGGGTAGATTTAATCTTGGTGCAATATCATTACATTTGCCGATGATATTAGCAAAGGCAAGGCAGGAGAATAAAGATTTTTATGAAGTTCTTGATTATTACCTCGAACTTATAAGAAATCTGCACAAAAGAACGTATGAATTTTTAGGAGAGAAAAAGGCATCGACAAATCCAATGGGATTTACTCAAGGTGGTTTTCTTGGTGGCAATCTCAACCCTAATGATAAAATAAAACCAATACTTTCAGCTATGACTATGAGTTTTGGTATCACTGCTTTAAACGAATTACAGCATTTGTATAATGGTAAGTCACTTGTAGAAGATAGTGATTTCGCCTATGAAGTAATGCAATACATAAATGACAAGGCAAATGAATTTAAAGAACAAGACCATATACTATACGCAATTTACGGTACTCCTGCCGAGAGCCTGTGCGGGCTTCAAGTTGAACAATTCCGCAAGAAGTATGGTATCATAGAGGGCGTATCAGACAGACCATACGTTTCTAACTCATTCCATTGTGGCGTATGGGAACATATTACTCCAGTTCAGAAACAAGATACTGAAAAGCGTTTTTGGAATTTATTCAATGGTGGAAAGATACAGTATTGTCGTTATCCTATATCGTATAATAAGGAAGCTATAAAAACACTTGTAAGGCGTGCTATGGATTATGGATTTTATGAGGGTATAAATTTAGCATTATCATATTGTGAGGATTGCGGTTATGAGCAACTAGAAATGGATAAATGTCCGAAGTGTGGCTCAGAAAATATAACTCAGATTGACCGAATGAACGGTTATTTAGGTTTCACTAGAATACATGGCAAAAGTAGATACAATGCCGCAAAGGTTGCAGAGATAAAGGATAGGGTGAGTATGTAATGAACTATCATAATATAACTACAGATGATATGCTAAATGGCGACGGGCTTAGAACTGTCCTTTGGGTATCAGGCTGTAGTCACCATTGTCAAAACTGTCAAAACCCACAAACATGGGATAAGAACAGTGGTATACCGTTTGATTTTGGTGCCTTCTTTGAAATATGGCACCAGTTATACAAGTCATATATTTCAGGTATAACATTTTCAGGTGGCGATCCTTTGTTTCCTGGTAATCGTGAAATAGTATGTGCAATATCCGCACTAATAAAAGATTACCATCCTACCAAAACTCAATGGCTGTATACAGGTTATAGGTGGGAAGAAATTAAAGACTTGCCTATTATGGAGTACATCGATGTAGTCGTTGATGGTCAATACGAAGATGACAAACGTGACATAACATTAAAATGGCGAGGGTCAAGTAATCAGAGGGTTATTAATGTACAAGAAAGTTTAAAGCAAAACAAAGTTGTTCTTTGGTGTGATTAATAAAAAAAGGGTTTGCATTTTAGCAAACCCTAATAGATTATTAGCCGCCACAAATCATAATTTGTTCAATATTATGTTCAACGAATGATAGCGACTAATCACATCTTAATTATAACATATAGAAACAAAAAAGTAAAGTGAGGTATCTTAATGATTTATGTTGCAGAATTTGAAAAAGTAACAAAAGAGCGTTTTGAATATGACATGGTAAAGAGCGGATATACAGATTTTTCGTATGATAATATTATAATACCAACAAGAGCAACGTCTGGCTCAGCGGGCTATGATATACATACACCTGTAGCAATCAATGTCAAGGCGGGTGAAACTGTCCTTGTCCCATTGGGCATACGTTGCAAAATAGACGAAGATTGGTTTCTGGCAATTGTCCCGAAATCAGGCTTGGGCTTTAAATACGGAATGAGGTTATCAAATACCTTTGGCGTAGTAGATAGCGATTATTCGCACTCAGAGAATGAAGGGCACATTATGGCAAAGTTCTCAGTGGACAAGGATTTAGAGCTAAAGGCTGGCGATAAATTGTGTCAAGGTATTTTTATTAAGTATGGTATTACTGTTGATGATAAAGCCGACGGCATAAGAAATGGTGGCTTTGGAAGCACCGGAAGATAGTGTTAAAGCTTTTGTGGAGGTACAACAAATGGAACAGATCTACACAATAAAAGAAGCTGCTCAAATTCTTAGAGTAAACACGAATTACATATATCGAGAAATAGGCGAGGGTAAAATTAAAGCTGTAAAGATAGGTTCATTAAAAATACTTGAGTCGGAATTACTTAGATATATAGATACAAAATCATCGTAACGTAGAACACGCACGAATGTGTGTGCTTTTTTTCGTATTAACTAAGGAGGAGAATTATGGCAAGATTAAATGTGCGTAAGCGTGGTAGCAAATGGGAGTATCGTTTTGAAGGTGCGGCAATTGACGGCAAAAGAAAACAGTACACAAAATCTGGATTTACTAATCGTAAAGCGGCGCAAAAAGCAGGTACGCAAGCCATGAACGAGTATAATAGAACTGGCAATGTATTTGTTCAATCAGAAACAAGTTTTAACGATTACCTTAAAACTTGGTTTGATGTGATTTGTGAAGCAAAACTTAATAAACAAACAAAAGCCAATTACCAGAAAAAGCTAAGATTATATATATTGCCTGAATTGGGGAAATATAAAATAAGTTCGCTAACTCCTCCTTTATTACAAAAATTTATAAACAAACTTTATGATTCAAAGATGAGCAGAAATACTTTGTCGGTTATTAAATCGATCCTTTCAAGCAGTTTAAGTTATGCCGTAGAACCACTAAATTATATTTCTTCAAATCCCATGGCATATGTTCAATTGCCGAGCAAACGTTTAGCAACGGTCAATTCTAAGACTCAACCGCATTATCTAATCTCGGAAGAAGATATGTTACGAATTTTTGAGCGTTTTCCAGAAACTTCTTCTACACATATACCAATGATGTTGGGTTACAAATGCGGGCTTCGATTAGGCGAGGCATATGGATTATGTTGGAACGATGTAGATCTGATTAACAAAACAATCTCAATAAACCGCCAAATACAATGGGACGATAGCGGAAAACGGTGTTGGTATTTCTCAAATCCAAAATATGATTCATTTAGGACAATAACTATAGACGATGGGCTAACCGAGCTTTTGCGACGTGAAAAACAAAGGCAAGAAGAGTATCGCCGTTTTTTAAAAGACAAATTTGTTTGTTGGTTTGAGGATAAAGACGGAATATTGAACAACGAACATAGAGGTAAAAAAATACATCCTGTCTGTATAAGAAACGATGGCAGTTATATACAGCCAAGAACAATGCAACATACCTCGATGATTATACACAAGAAGTTGGGTATCAATTTTACCTTTCACTCTTTAAGGCATACGCATTGCTCGATGTTGTTGTCGGCAGGGGCTAAACCTAAATATGTCCAAGAAAGGTTGGGACATAAAAATATTCAAATCACATTAGAAATATACCAGCATCTCACAAATGAAATGAAAGAAGAGGGCGACGATGTTCTTAATGATATTTTTGATTATAAAGCCTGATTGTTAATAAAAATTTAAGGCGTTAGATAAATTAATCTAACGCCTTCTTTTTACTTAATAACTTTTTTAGTCTTTAACGTTGTCCACGAAATATACAACTTGTCCACGAAACTGTCCACATTTTTAAAAAGCGTGGACAATCCGTGGACAGTGGACAAGTTTTTTACATAAAAAGTAATTTTACAACTTTTTGCAAAACTTGCAAAGTGGCTTAAAACCTTACTTCATAGCCTCTTCAACTGCAACTGCGCAAGCAACTGTAGCACCAACCATTGGGTTGTTGCCCATGCCTATTGCTTGAATTTTATCGTATCTAATCATATTTAATTATATCCCACAAACCACCATTCTATGCGGTTTAAAGCGATTGGTCTACATATATTGTATCTAATTGTATTTTATTATATCCAGTCGTATTTGCAAATTCCGTGGACAAAATGTGGACAACCATTTTTGTCGCGAGGACATTTTTTATATCAGCGTTTTATTAGTAAGAGGTCAGTCCATGTAAGAAAATGGGTTTAAATATATTGATGACTTGTTAATATCTTTATGTACGCAACAAATTATTTTCGACATTTTTGAGGTCGATTTCGGTACTATATAAAGTAGTATATTCATCAAGACATTAGGAAACGTTTTGTATTATTGCACAAATTTAACTTATTGTCTTTATTACATTTGCATATAACTATTTTATAAGACTTTCTCTTATAATTTTCTAATAAAATCTTTATTTCATAGAAACCTATTCTTCCACTTATTTATATTTCGTCAAACGTAAAAAATAGGGTACTAGAAGTTAATCTAGCACCCTAAATTTTTTATATTCACCTTATTGTGAAGTCAAAGTAATTAATGGATATATCCCAAATTCTACATTGCAAGGTCTGCTTGTAACAACTTTGCCTTTTCCCCTACCAGAAAACTCTGGCAGTGTATAACAACTATAATAATTATTATAGTCATACGAAGCTAACCACATATCCGATGAAAAGTAGATGTCCTTATTTTCTGCACTATCCTTATTCATATAAAGGCTATAATGCGGAGAATTTAATGCGAAATATGGAAATTGTACGTCCATACCAGTGTTATCAAAAACGCCTGAAAATATCCTATGCCCAAAAAGTTCGATCTCACTTGGCAAACGCATACTGAATGTTACAGGATTATTCCCATAGTTTTCTTTACTCCTACCACCTTGTTTAGTAGAGGCAAAACTTTGTATGCTAGTGTCAATTTCGTATGGCAGTGGTTCAGATAATGTTGCAACATGATACTTAAAAATGTTCTTAAAGTGTTCTTCATATACGGGCATTACCTTTGTTTGTAAAAATGTTTTTGAGTATGCAGGTACATCATTAAGGTTAGTAGCAGGATCAATAATGTTTTCACCTATTGGAGACCCTGTGGCTAGGAATGTATATGTACGCTTAGCTTCGTCTGAAGGTTCAACAAAGTCAACACCAACGCAAATGAATGTCGTTTTATAGGTTACGGTTTTTGTAGTTTCCGCTCCATTTTTATAACATGGAACATTTTCTATTGTACCCTCTATATAAAATCTGTCTATTTTTGATTATTTACCATTCTTGTCTTAACCCAATCAACAACATCACCTTTGTCGTATTTTGTCCATATGGCGTAATCTCCATCTTCGGTGTCATTAAGACAAACTTGGTTTATTTTTCTCATTATATCACGTTGCATCGTACTTACTTTTTGCGTATTTGTGCTAACCTGAGTGTTTAAATCAGAAGATTGCTTTTCTAAAGATTCGATACGATTTGTTAAATTTGTAGCCTCGTCTGTGATGCATTCGACCATATTTGCCAATGGAGTTAATTCATTGGTGGGTTTTGTAAATTTATTTACACTCATCTTATCCCTCTATCCTTCTTGTTCATACAAGCCAATCTCTATAGTAAACTCTTTTCTTTCTCCATCAACATCAGTTTCATCTGTGCAAACCCATAGCGAACCATTTATAGGATTATCTTTATAACTTGTTGGAATTATTCTGAAATATTTATCATTTATAGTTTCTCTACTCAATACATGATTATCACCATCAGCTATAGCATCTTCATTATATGCAATATACCAATTACCTAAAGCATTAGTGCCACAACGACTACCATCTATACCAAAAGGACTATAGTTAAAATCTCTACTGAAAGAAGAAGTGTAAACCTTATTAATACCTAATCTACCATAGCCTGTCCATGTATTATTGCAAGTAATTTTATAACATTTACGAGTATTGAATTTTATAAGACCTGTTAAACTGTACCATTCCACACCTTTTGATGTATCATGAAAAGTAACATATACCTTACCATCTTTCTTTACAGTTGTAGCAAATTCAGAGTCAAAGAAATTAACGTCTAGTAACATATTATGGGAGGAAAATGTAGACACTTCGTCTATATGATCCTTGGTAAAAACAAAGTTGTTGCTTACATTAATAAGCTTGCTTTCATTTTTATTATAAATATTTGTGCTCATTTTATTTTATACCACCTCATTTTATATATTGCCAACAAACACAAGGCTCGCAAACCACGCATCTACGCACTTTTCGAGCCTGTATTTTTTAATCAAATGGGGATTTTATTTACTTGTTATTTTGAGAATTTTCATACTTCGTCCCCGTAATTTTCTTATACTCCTCCGCCGTGATCCACTTGCCGACGGCGGTGTGTACCATAGCAACCGACCACAAACGGCTGTCATAGTATCTCTTGACCTTGACGTAGTTCTTACTCATCACCGCTCACCTCCAACTCAACACCGTTCAGCATAGCCAGAAAATCAACGTTTGCCTTTATCCTATCTATCTCGGTGACTTTGGGCTTGCGAAAATTATCTTCCGTCAACCCCATGCTCTCAACCATAGATTTTTCTAAATCCGTCATGTTGTACCTCCTACTTCTGACAGTTTAACGATATACTCTTCCTCGCTTGGAACTGGTATGCGATAGCTGTCATTGCTGTTTTTGAAAATCACTGAAC